AATGTGTCTACTGCACAAGACCTTGCTATTCTGACAAATGAAGCCAATAAACACTTGATTATTCAAGATTTTTCCACTTCACCGTCGTTTCAGGCAACGGGATATTATAAGAACAAACAACGCAATATAACAATGAATACCACCAATAGACTAGTGATGGCTGCTAACTGGGATGTTGTGTTGCAAAAGACAGGCTTCACTAATGCTGCTGGCAACTGCATGGTGTTGATTACATCACTTGGTGCAAGACAAGTGATGATTATTGTATTAGATTCCACCGGCAAGGTTCACAGGGCTGCTGATGTAGCAAAACTGAGGCATTATGCGGAGTTCAATTTCCCTCCTGATATCAACGATCTGAAAAAACTTGTGCCTTACAAGAAGGTTGCAAAGAAGACCAAAAAGAAGAAAAAAGTCAAGGTACGGCTCCGCAAATCGTGAAGCAGTTCTATACCTCATATTACGCCAAGAAGGGGCGTGATCCAAAAGCCGTTTCTATCAGCGCGAAGGCTCCTGAGTATTTCAAAGGCAGGTGGTATCTCCACCTTGCTCCTTCTTGGGCTATAATCAACGCATATAAGTACCACGGGATGACCGAGGAAGAATATGTGGATGCCTATTTGGAACTGATTATACACGAAAGACATCTGGATGCTGAGGAAGTCGTCAGCGATTTGGAAGATGGTTCTATATTATTGTGTTACGAGCGTAGTGATGACTTTTGTCACCGGCACATTGCTGCTGAATGGGTTCAACGAGAGACTGGCGTGCTGGTAAAAGAGTGGGTTGAGGAGAAACCACGGACCGTTGCTGATGATGTATTGGAGTTCTAAACGTAAGCCCACCCAAACCCACCGCATGTGATTTTGCGACCCACTACGCGACCTTTTGCTGCGTTCCGTATTCCTGATGGACACCTATTTACTGAGGCGGCAGCAAGCGATAAGGAATCATATGTTTCCAATACCCTGTCGGTTTTGGGGTCAATTTTATTGACTTTTTTACGGTTATACAACTCGCTTGGACCTGAAACACGGGATTGTGCTATTAATGTGTTTGTATATGACCAAGCATATCCATACGCAGAGTTTGTCATATGGCGGCACGCAGACCCTATATTTACTTTAGCACTTTTTATTTCTGGGTATAGCGTTTCAGCAGCTTCTTTTACAGATGCGTAATGTCCAATCAATTGACCATCAAGAGAGAACTGATACACAGGCTTACCAGATGGCGTGGGCGGGGATCCGCCCACGGAACACTTTCCGCCATCCCCACCATCTGTCTTGTTCATCAATATTCCAGTTCCCAAATCCTTTCTGCCCCACCAAGCAATGAGACGACGTTCCAACGCTAGCGCCCCAACATTTGTTAGGTTTCGCTCCAATATTACGATATAAGTTCTATTGGACGGAAGAGGCACACCTTTCTTTGTTTTACTCGTGTGTGATAACCAAGCTCTGTGCCCTTTACCCTTACCAATGTAGTATGGGGTTCCTGCTTTTGCGGTGGATGAATCTTTTGATCTTACGTAGGCATAAACGTAATAAATATTGTCAGACATAATAATCTCCCTAAAAGATTGTTGTGTTTAGAGGCTCTGATGGATTCGCCGTCCATCAGTGTCTCGCTTATAGTATTTATGGCTAATCCCTTGATTGACACCTATTTTTCACGAGATCCTTGCGTCTGTTGTCTTTATACATCCAATCCTGTATAATGTTACTATTATTATAGAGGTAGAGTATGACAACTCCTAAACAGACGAAACTCACACCTGATATTCTTGGGTATTTTGAGACCATTGTTGATGTAGCAAAAACTGCTGGTATTGACAACATTATCATCGAGAAGGACAAAGTTCGTGCGATTGATGATGATAAAACCGTAGTTATTTTCCAAGACAAAGATGTTCCTAAGCTCCCGTTTGGCTCCATTGGTCTAAACCGTATCGGAGTATTTGGTTCCCGTTATGACATCGCGAAGGCCGCAAAGGACTTTGAAGTGCTAGCAACAATTGACGATACTGCTGACGATGAGCCTTCATTTGTTCGCTCTCTGCTGTTGAAGGGCAAGGGTGTCAAGGTAGATTATCGCTGCGCCAATCCCAAAACAATCTCCGCTCCAAAGGCACTCAATGACACAATCACCCACAAGGTCAGGATGAATGGCGATGCTGTTCAGATGTTGACAAAGGGACAGAGTGCTATGTCTGCCGATGAGGTAGCGTTTATTGGTGGTAAGAATGGTGTGACGCTCGAAATCAAAGATAACAATAGCGATGTGTTATCGTATGATATCGCCGACACAGTAGAGTTGGAGAATGGACATAAGGTATTGGATTTTGTTCATCGTTACCCAATCAAAACAATCGTTCCGCTATTCAAGCAAAATCCAGATGGGGATTTCTACCTGTCCTCCCGCGGAATGTTGAAGATTGCTGTCAATGGTATTACTGTGTTTGTGCTACCAAGGAGCTAATAATGGATTTTTTCAATAAGAAACGCGTTGCTGCTCTTGAAAGCGAAATCAAACGGTTTGCTGATGCTCTTGGCGAAGAACGAGCACTAAGCCATTCACTTCAACAGCAGATCGATGAGTATAAAGCACAAGAAGAGGCAAACAAGCGAGACAACACAAAGCCCTGGTTTGAGATTACCAGTGATGGGTTTGATGAAGTTAAGGGCGTCAAGATTGCGATGGACTGGAATGATGCATTTGTGTCATATCTCGAAGATTTGAATATTAAGGGCCCGACAGATGAGGCTGCTGTTCAACGATGGTTGGCGATGGTCAATCTTCACCTGATTGAGCAGCTGGAAAGTGATGCCATTGAGAATGATCCTCGCGGAACTGTAAAGGATGTGGTAGATGGATACTGAAGCGGAAGACGACACCATCAACCAACCAGAAGCGCTTGTTGCGGCCGCTTACAGGGCAGCGGAGGGTGTGTGTGATGAACTTAAAACAATGGATATTGGCGACAAATCATTCGGACCAGCTTTTGCATCTCTACCAATGGTTGAAGCATTAAATATGGCTAAAGATTCTATCCGCAACCTCACCCCTGACGATGCTACCAATAAGCTCAGGGAGTTGTGCCTTGAGGTTGGGAGCAAAGCGTATCGCAGCAACGGCGATATTAGATCGATTGTCAATGAGGTGCTTGGAAAATGAAAGTTGAAACCAAACGCAAGCGCATTGATGCCAAACTAGCCAAGCTGCACGCTGAGTTAGTTGAACTAAAACAACAGTGCCATGATACAGGTCATGGCGGTGTTCTCACAGGCAAATACGGAGCCAATACAGGAAACTGGTCATCTACTGATGATTCATACTGGGTCGATTTTCACTGCCCCCTATGCGATAAGCGGTGGACAGAGGATCAAGATGATGTGTGGTTTGACCGTAACGATAAAGTAATGCGCACGAAACAAGGAATCTTTTTTACGAGAGTTAACAAATAATGGCTGGCTATAAATCAAAACCGAAACTACCTGACCTGGCTTGTGACTGGGTTGTTTTTGACATCAGCAATATGCTGTTTCGCACATTCTTTGTTGCTCGCAACGGTGAGGATGATATCACACTCGCTGGGTTGGCATCTCACTCTGCTCTCGTGACACTGAACAAGTATTACAAGCAGTTCAAACCAAAGAAGGGTGTGGTGATGGCTTTCGACCGCTCGTCTTGGCGTAAAGAATATACCGCAAGTGATGATTGTCACCCTGCCACCAAACCATATAAAGGCAACCGCAGAAAGGATATGAGCCCTGCTCAACAAGCCAAGTATGCCAAGTTCATTGATCACCTTCGTGAGTTTGAAGCACTGATTTGTGAGCACACAACCATCGTGTCACTGGTTGAAGAAAAGTTGGAGGCTGATGATTTGATCGCTGGCTTCTGTCAAATCAACGAGGGAGATGACATCATTATCATCAGTGCTGATAGCGACTTGCTTCAACTGAAAAAACACGATGGTGTTTGTGTTGTCTCTCCTGCCAATGACAAAGAGCAGCAGTTGGATGAGTTTGACAATGACCCACTGTTTTATGTGTTCCAGAAGTGTATGCGAGGTGATCCCACCGATAACATTCAGAGTGCGTATCCACGATTGAGGAAGACGCGGATCCGTGAAGCGTACGACGATCCGTATGTTCGTGCAAACCTGATGAAGGAGACATGGACGGATGAGAAAAAAACTGAGGTGGTTGTTGAAGAGATGTTTAAGGAGAATCAAAAGTTGATTGACCTTGAAAAGCAGCCAAAGGACATTCGCGTCAAGATCCTAACTGCGGTGGATGAAGCAATGAGCAAGCAACGCAAGTTCTCAATGTTCCATATTTTGAAGTTCTGTGGAAAGTATGATCTGAAAAAGATCAGCGATTCAATAGACCAGTTTGTTCCAATGTTAAGCAGGTAAAAAAGGGCCGAAGGCCCTTTTTTATTGTGGTGCGTCTTCTGGTGTTGCATCAGGTTGTTTTGCTTTGGTGAATGAGTTAATACCAGCCCCACCAACCAAATAACCAAGATACATACCAAAAATGTCAAATGTCAGTTTGCCTGCGTCCGACATTCTGATAACAATCCATGTTGAGACAATAACGCCAATCAGATACCCCAATTTGTACGGAGATGTTCTGTTGTTTTGTGAGTCAATGATTAGATGTTCCCAGTGAATTGGGCTCTTTGGGTTTTTATCCGCCTTGGCAAATAACCAAACAAAAAACCCAAGAGTAAGCAACACAAACCAGGTGGCTCCACTAAACGGCATATTGGTTGCAACAGTGTTCAAAGCACTCATTGCGATTTCCATAATATCTGCTCCTGTCATAATAGCATTCCCTCTATAATTCTCTATAATTCTCTATAATATGAATATGTTATTGTATAAGGGTATTTATTTAAAGCGATAGGTCACCCCTCGAAAATGGGTTGTAAATATTTTCACCTTACAACACAACATTTAAACAAGGAGTTAGTGAAATGGCACAAGTATCATACCGTATTGAACAAAGTCGTGAATATCCACACATCGCGTGGATTGATCTACACCAGGATGGCATTCTTCATGAATGTGCAGTTCTAAAGCAAAATGCTGATGGCAATATTCTGTTTTTTGCAGTCAACAACCTGGATGAGATTGACCGCCGCCGTCTGTCAGGTATCCTGATGGATCGTAACGCAAACAATTTTGAATTATGGGATCTAATGGCACAGAAGACCCTAGGCAATGGTGTTAACGCACTAGCATATTTCCACCAACTAGTCAAGGTCCTTTCACCATCAGGCAAGATCATGGATCCAAAATCCGGTCAGGTTGGCGGCATTGCTGCACCATCAGGTCAAGCAGTAGCATAATACCAGAAGTTGTAAATCTCCTGATAATAAAAAAGCCGCTTATTCAGCGGCTTTTCTTTTTGCTCTTTTAGTATTGGGTTCGTCCAACAGATATTGTTAGCGTATACGTGATTGCTAGTGTGCGGTTCTTTGATTTTAAGATTGGACTGAAAATCAAATGAGTTAGCAGACGTTCACGCTCTGTTGATGGATTTGTTGGAGAGTTTTGGACACCAGCAATGTTACCTGTCACGGGTGTTTCCAATGTTGCACCGAGTGGCGGGTTTAGAATGCCGAGAAGGATGTCTGTTTCTGGACCCGATAAATCAACCGTTGATGCAACACCAGTTGTCGCGCTTTCAACGGCTAGGTATCCAAACGTTTGAGCGCCTGCGATGGATGGGAAGTTACCACCAGTGTTATCAGTGATCAACATTTTTGCGTAACCAGGCAATGCCGAAGTTCCACTACCAGTAAAACCCCAAGCTAGATCACTGGTGTTGATCGCTTCACACAGATCACCATAAAGAATCTGTTTGCCAACACCGCTGCCACCAGTTGAGGGTGTGGTGAACGTTAGGGTAATTGAATTACCACCATCAACGGAAATGTTGAATGAATATGTTGTTCCTGGTAATAGTCCTGTATCATCAATTGATGTCTTGTTTAACACGTTAATGTACTGGTACCCCGAGGTGTCAATCGCTGGGGCGCCTTGAGTGTAAAGACCAATTTCATCAAAGATGAAATCAGTTTCTGTGCTCTGTGCTGGTGCCAACGCATCTGTGCCAAACTGGCTACGTGGCTCATCGCCATTGATCGTACAAGTGATAATAACTTCTGTTTGAAGGCCTAATTCGCGGCTGCGAACGCCTGGGCCTGATACGTGCGGAACGGATACAGGATCTGATGCTGGAAAGGCCCCACCGCCTAGACGCACGCCTGTGTTCATATCTGCTGAACCAGGATCTGTACCAAGTAGCGTGTTCAGAACTGTTTGACCCTCATCAATGATTTCGGAATATGTCTCACGATAGATGCGGCTGTCCCAAGTTGCAATATCAGGTGCTTGTCCGTCGTTTGGTGTGCGATATGTAACCGTGCGAGCGGCATCAACAACAGTGCCACCATTGCCAAATGCAATGCGGTGAATGAAATAGTTGTGCTCGTTTGCTAGTGCGCGGGCAAAGACGCACGCAAGGTTTTGCGGATGAACAGCGTTTGTTTGATCTAAAAGAACATTGCCTAAATCATCAACAATTTTGCAGTGTCCTAGTACGTTTACCGATAATTCTTGTTTGAGTGCCATAGTATTTTCCTGAGTGTGATAATGTATTTATCTACTATTCCATTCGGCGAACAGCTGTTGTTAATGATTTAATAGTATTGTTGAATGCCGCGGGTTCAACACGAGCTCTCCCAAAATCGTATTCCTGAATATGATCATCTGACACATTTTCAAAAACAAACGTGCCCTTCATGCCAACCTTTTCTATTTTAGCAATTTCATAACCCATGAGGCGTAAGTATGATGCTAATACTATATCACTTGTTCTGTATTCCATATGTTTCTCCGTTATAACCGCGGTTATATTTATTCCATTACACCGTCTTTCCGTATTTTTTAGTTACCGTTGATGTGCTTTCATCGATTCCACCAACATCAAAGTATTGTGTGTCAAACCCGGTTGGAATTACACTGTGAATAAATGTGTTTGTGGTCGCTGATGACACAGACATGTTGCTTGCAAACACTAGATCACCATCAAATCCTGATGTGTCGTGGCTGGGGACATCATACCCAAAGTCACGAATAAATCCTGTGTATGGTTGGTTTTCTTCAATTTGTGCTGTTACAAAATCAATATCATCCATTATAAATTCAAACTGGATATATTCATGAATGTTGGTAGCCGCATATAATAGCGATTGTTCCTTGCTTGGGCAAGAACGCTCTGTTAGAGAGCTCATCACATGAGAATCCAAATCATACGCCATTACACCATCGTAGGTTACGAACGTCGGTGATGTTGCATGCACCCGCTCATTTACATAAACTCGGGCTCGCGCACTTGATTCGTTTGTTGTGCGGATTATTGTGTATGTTCCATTATTACGCGAGTTAAACGTGTCTCTCACGGTGATGTGAGTGCCTGGAACGTATATTTCATCTTGTGTTACTGTCAATATACCTGATCCAAATGTTGTTATGTCGACGTAATCTGTCCAATTGCGCGGTTTTCTAACTTTGGACAGCGCAAAAATGGATGGGGTATCCATCTCATTCTCAGATACGGTGCTCAGCGGTGGGACAACTGGAATAAAATAGTATTCTGCATCAAATACTAGCGGATCAGGTAACCCATCTTTGTTGGCGTCAGACTCGCTTGTTGACACCTTAACCTTTGTGCCCTCAACCCATCGTGGTATGTCTGCTAGGTCTATCGAGACAGACAATATACCATCCGGTGACGATAAACGTGATATTTGTTTTGTTACATATACCTCAGTTGTTCCAGCGGTGTGTACGGTGGAAGCGACAGTATATTTTCCCCACCCCTGTTTGTTGGTGCTCGATGTAACATACACCGTTTCACCAACCTTGATGTCAACTTCACCTGATATTATCCATTTGTTTTCTGTTGAGTCAAATCCGGTGATAGTATACGGTCTTGAGAATACAAACTGGTTTGCTGACAGAGAGGTAGTGGAGAATGATGCAGATTGGAACTCATTGGTTGTGTCGACCAAGAATGTATTGCTGACGCCGTATTGTGGATCTGCTGTGTCATCAATCTGTCCAACTGCACTGACAATTTTGAGTTCTTTTGGATTAGCATAATCCAATGACCACGAGTAGTTTGTTCGGGTGTAGTTGTGTATCCATTGTGAGCCGTCCCAACGTTGAGATACATTTGTAATCGGATGAACCCAGACCGCACCTACCGGAACATTGTCCATTTCTGGTTCAAGAAGGCTATAAGTTATCAACGGTGCATAACGCAGTGTTCCTGTGCCAAATGCTTTGTAGCCGGCCGGTTTTTCTATATACCCATCAGTTGTTGTTGCTGTGGAAGGAATTGTTTCCAATACCGTGAGTATTGTTGTAGGGCCCGCGCCTGGCGTCTCTTCAACACCAACCACTGTGTATACACCATTTGCGTCCGTGTATACACCATTTGCGTCCACGTATCCACCAATTTTAATTTTGCCGCCAATTCCGAAGTATCGTGCACGATGTCCGTTGATTGTCCATGTGGTTGTTGTTTTAGCAATGATATCAAATTGGCTGTGAAACACAGGTTCAACAACTGGTATTATTGTTGTGCGACGGGATGGGTGTTGGATACGGCCCGATGCTGTTGCAGATGGTGGTATCGTCCCTGATACAACAACTGTGGTCACATACGGTTCAACAGTCGGCGGGATTGAATCTGCTGCAACAACATACATTCCATTTGCTGGACCATATTCGTTGTCAGACACAAACAAATGGTCTCCAGCACGGAAGCGTTCAGCATACTGCCCAGCGATTTTCCATTCATTTCCTGCAACTCCAACAATCTCGTAAACTGGAATAATGGGACTCTGAAGGATGCCAGATGGTTGGGCCGATTGAGAGATTTCCTGTGATGGTTTTACTGTGATGATTGTAACATATTGATTTTGCAAATATGTTTGATGTGGTTGAATTTTAACATCTAGCAACCTGCGAAGTTGTCCTGATGCTGTGGTGGCTTGTGGTATAGTTCCTGCAGCGACTTCAATATCAACCGTGTAATAATTGACATCAACACCATTAACATTAATCGTTTGTACGGACACAGTTGTTACTGATACAACTTCATACGTCTTGTTTGATTCATCAAAGTCGTTGTTGGTTACAGATATTGTTTCTCCGATTATTATTTCTGCTGGGTCAAGTGTGGTGATTCTCCATTTGTTATCATCCGCTTGGACAGTTTCAATATTAAATTCAGGATACAAAGCTCGTTCAGTTGTATCAACAATGTAATACTCATTTGATGTTGGGTTGTTTGTGACACTGACGTGACTGCCTGATGGAAGCGTGTTTGTGTGTTGTCCAAGAACAATCCACTGCCCAGGATAAATTACCCAAGCATTGAGCGCATTTTCATCCAGAACATTTAAATCTCGTTCAATGCGGGATGGTCTGACACCAACTATGTTGAGGTCTGGGGTTTGATCAGGAATTTGATTACCATCAACACTGACACCAGGAACATATCCAGGATATGGTTGCTCTTTAACAGTGTATATTCCAGCACCTAGTTCGTTTGGTGATGTGTTGGCTATGATGATCTGCTCGCCAACTTGGAATTCATCAATGTAATCACCGTCAATAATCCAACTACCACCCGTGCCTGTTACAGCACCAACGATTTTATAATCTGGTGTTACTGTTAGTTGGATTGATGCCGCTGTTTTATTTGGAACAGTTTGTTGAGCAATTACGTGAACTGCTGTGCGGTATGGATCCGTTGGTTCAACAATTACCGAATTTAATGCATGATCAACAATGAATGTTTTTGAAGATGCATCACTATACGTAACAAGGAATCTATCCCCTGCTCTGAATTTTTCTTGATGATGCCCTTGAATATACCAAACCCCACCAGCCCCGGCGGCAGTAACTTCGTTCACCACCTGATAGTAGCACGACTGAGCACCATGTTGTTGAGTAATATCGGTGTTCCATTTTTCACTGACCTTTACACGAACAGTTTCTTTGTAGATGTATTCAATCAACACATCCATAATCTTGCTGTGGTATGGTTTGATGGTGTTAGTGTAACGGACGAGTCCTTCCGCCGCATCAATCTTGAATAGTGAATTAATTAAGTTAGATTTTGCCATATTATTTTAGTCATCAAATTGCCCAGCAACATCAAGTATGCGGATGCCATGCAAAGCAAGCCAGGATGTTTTCATCAGTCCTTTATATTTAGACTGGGTCACCAACGCATCTGATAGCACATCAAACCAGATACCATTGGTGTGATATGAGTCAAATGTGTTGTAGATAAAATCGCACATCTCTTTGACTTGTTGCGGATCGCTCCAGAACACATCCTCTGTTGCTGGGAATACTTCGAAGAAATGGTTGATATCAACCGGCTTGAAGTTATGTGATGGATCTTGTAAGTAGCTCACGATTGTTGCTCGAGCATACTCAGGGTTGACAAAGATCTGGTCTTTACCAAATCCATAGCGAGTGCTTGTTCCATACGTCATATCATAATGTTCACGCTCGAAAGATGGGACACGCTTGGTGAAGTCATCATACTTACAACCCATCAATGCTTCAGTCATCTTAACCCATAAATCTTGAGGGACAGCACCGATTTGTTCACGACGGAACATGAACCACTTCTCATGCTTATTCTTCACATTCATGTAGTTGTGATCCGTTTCCAAGGTATCACGCAGCGTTAAGTCACGAGTGAATTCAACCACGTAACGGTCACCTTCATTGATGTATCCTGTGATTTGTGATAGCACTACCTTGCGATAGAATATTGAAGGCATGTATTGATGGTTGCTGTTGTACGCAATATACATGTCATCATCCCATCCAGTTTTTGCCCACGGTGGAACATCCCACCCCTGCATCCATAAATCATCCCGTGGATCTTGAACAATCATGTATGGGGTTGGGTTAGCAGCAAGTTGGGCTGCTATTTCTGACGTTGACAAGCTGCTTCTGTCCGCTGGGTTGCGGGTTGTTGTGTTTTGGACCCAGAAATAGTAATACAAATATGTGATGTTGTTGTATGTTCGAGTTGTTGTGCTGAACTCATACGTTTCAGTCCATTGCTCGAGAGTTACACCATCATCAGTTGTGTCTGGATCAAACTGCAGTTGTTCTTCGGTTAATACAGGAATTGGGCGAACAACATCAATGATGTCTTGCTCACGAATAATTGTCTGTGTGCCTGTTAAACTTATAGTGTTGTTTGCGAGGATCACATCGGTTAAAACAACGCTTCCGTTAACATATACACTGACGACATCACCAGTTTCCCAACGCTCATCTGTAACAACCAGTTCTGGCTCTCTGACGTTTGGATTGTCAACAAAGTTGTACTCAAGAGCAGCATACAGACGCTCACGGATTAGTGGCTTGCGAATCCAGTTATCACTAAACGGTGGAACAATGTGAATCTGAACTGGAACTCCAGTCAGATCAACCACGTTTCCATCCTGATCTACAACAACAAACTCATTTGTTTGAATGTCATAGTTGAACACAGTGTATGTAAGTGTAACATCAACGCTATCAGGGAATGTGATGTTAGGATCAATAGCACTCATCATGAACACGCTTCCATCTTCATACGTGTTGTTTGATGTATTCAGTTCAACCAGCCCCGTCGCTGGATTAACAATGGTTATTGTATCAAACTTTCTTGTGCGCTTAAACACGGTTTTTCTTGGCGTTCCAGTAACCTTTTCCGATTGTGGGATTGTGATGTCAGATGCTTGTGCGGCAACTGTTACATCCCACTCACTTGGAGCCACCAATGACTCAACCCATGTGTATACATCAACAGAGCTCCACTCAGGTCTCTTACCCCACTGGTAGATGCGTTGTTCAATGTCTGGTGTTAGCACATCGTCATAATACGGCAAATATTCAAGCGTTGATGTCTGCAACCATGTAGTGCCGACTTGTGGGAATGTCCATGGTGACATTAAGTTGTCAACCTGTGTTAGAGTGCTGCTGTAATGTGCTGGATCTTCCGGATTCTGCAAATCAACATTGTGAATTGCTTGCGTTGAGTGAATTCCAAACGCTGGATGCCATAGCGGGACATCATCCAATTTTACGTGTGATTTTGTGTCCAACAGACGTGCTGGGGTGATCTTGTCTTCGCTTGGTTCAATTGTGAAGATGATCAGTTTGTCAGCAAAACCGTAGTGTGTGACATTACCACTCGTACCAAGCAGTGTTGTGCTGTCGACAAATATGTGCGTTGTCCAGTTTGGTTCCTGCTCTGTTCCATCGTTGACTAATTCCGATTTGATTACGGAATACAATCCTGATACCTGATCAGTTGTCAATTTGATCTTATCGCCCGCCAAAAACACGTTTGCATACTGTGCGTCAAACCCCGTTTGTTCATTGGATGTGACAATCAATTCGTTTCCTTGAATGGACGTAACAGTGTATGTTGTTGCTGCAAACTTAATAATCTCTGAATTCACACGAGAGTAACCATTTGCTTGTGCAACTTCATTCATGATTTCTGTACGGTAGTCGATCAGATTTCCTGGTTGGTTCAAACGCTGGCGTAGGATACGAACACCTTCGCAGCGTTTTGGTAGTTTCATATAACCGGTCATACCAACCATTGACACATCTGGACCGACAACATCAATCCATCCACCATCAATATACTGGCGAGTGTATATCACCGGAGTTGATGAGTGATTGACGTGAATCCAGTAATCAAGAGTGTTCTCCCCATTCTTTGGATAGTATGTTTCTGTTGGTGTTGTTCCATCAGTCGTTGAATGTGTAACATATAGACGCGTCATAGTTGAGATAGATGCGTCCAGGAACAACGGTGACTGAATTTCTTCACGTTGTTGTGGGAAGTCCACCCAGCGATTGTTGTCACGGAATGACACTGTGTCAAATCCACGGCGAACGTCATCAATGATGCTCTTGTCAATATCCGTCGGTGTGGTAAACTTCAAACGGACGTCCGTTTTTGTACCATCGTCACCAAACAACTTGATTTGTGGATAAATTTTTGAACGGCTCTCACCAAATTCAGCAATCTTGTATGCCCAGAATTCGTCAACTTTGGCGTCAACAAATTTCTTGCTGTTGATGTATGCTTTTACAGAGTTGATGGAACCTTTTGATTGGATCATGCCACGGTAGAACAAGAATTGTGATTTTGAATTCACATTCAATAAGTCGAGATACGACATAACACTGTCATTGGAGAATGCTTCTACTGTTTGATCTGGATTGTAGCCAAGTAAATGACGAGCATATCGTGCTTCTTGAGTGCCTTCTGTCAGTTCAAATGCATCATAGTACTGACGCATATCTTCGATGCTGCCTTCAAAGTTTCGCTTGAATGCACCATCCGATAGATAATAACCTCCCAATGTTGGGCGAAGTGTGTAATCCGTCTTTTCAAAATAATCAAGATCAAATCGCTTGATGTATAAACCCAGGAACGGATCATATACAAGATCATCGCCAACCGTGTAATCATTGAACATGATGATGTGCTCATACCCCTCAACAAAGAAATGGCCACCGCCAATATGCAAATAATTGTATGGATCAACGAACCCAAATGGATACAGTTCAACGTCGTTAGGAATGCCTGCGCGCACAGATATGCGCGACATTTTATCTTCACGATATACGGTGATTTTGTCTGCTGTTAACGCTCTGCCATACTGATCGTACAGTTTCTGGCTGACACGGATGTCCGCGTATGGTCCAGTGATGATATTTGACAACATTCCTTGTGGTGTGCGAATCCATACGTTGTTTCTGATTGGATTGAGCTCAAAAGACGGGAATGTTTGTTCTCTAGTAAACAACGCAATGTGCATTATACCGCTACCCATTGTTGATAGATCAACAATTGTAGTTTCATCAACCCTGGTTGACACAGATAATTGGAATACCTGTGGGTCGGATGTTGTAACAAGATAGTACACTGTGTTACCAAACAACGGTTGTGGTAGTGTGCCTGTTGTTGTTACAGCGAGTTTTGTACCTGATGTCCATGATGGAGCGGCTGTCGTAAACCGCAACGTATTTGCTGTCATATCATTGACGGTAAATTCATAACGGTCGTTGAGTTGCAGACGGGAGCGTCGGAGTCCATACGCCCAATCAATAAAGCGCTCCATTTCAACTTGCCATGATACCGGACGGCCTGTGTCTGTATCATATTCAACAAAGTCGTTTGAGTTGTTATAAACAACATTCTTGTCGTTTTGCAGTTGTGTGTAGCCATCGATCATGTTGACGAGTGTCTGCATCCCAACAATGGTTTCTGGTAGTGTTGCTGTACGGACATCCGCGAGGTTTGGCTCATAGTGAATCCAAAGATCTGTTGATGCACTATTGCCACCAAACACCTGGAATGATGATTTGATTTTACCGATTGTTATATCACCGATAGGATCACTGGTAATATCAACAGCAATGTTGACTTGCGCGTTGCTTGCTGTCGTCGCAAGTTTGATACGGCGATCATCAACAACAATCACATAGTATGGTGTTTTATCTGCAATTGGATACGGTAGTGCTGATGTTGCTGACATCACTACAACATCACCAGTATTCCAATTGTGTGCATAATCTGGAATGTCAATAACCCCGTCACGAATTGACGTTGCAACATTTTCAGCAACTTTAACGCGCGTCATATCATTCACAGCGTCAAACACAGCATTAACTACCGTATAAACACCATCATTTGTTGATGAATTGGATACAGTTATTGCAACACCCTCCAAGAAGAATGGTGTCTGGTCGTGTCTGATTTCAAACGTGTTGATGGATGCTGTTACATCATCAATGTCAAATTGGAATGCTGTCAGTACATCCGTGTCACGATCTATCATAAATGGCCATATTTGAGGACCATAATACTCAATCGTTCGTGACACAGGAGCAAGTGCATCAACAACAATTTTCCATTTAGATTGGTTGTTGTATTGAATAATTGCTGGTGGTATCGACAGTATTGTCAATTCAAACCCATCAACCCACTTTTCACTAATAACACCACTGTTTGCTAAGATAACACTATAATCCTTTTCAGTGACATCAAAGTTCTTGTTGAATATTTGAAGTGTGTTTGTGTCAATGATGCCTGCAGTCTGGTATGACTGTTTTGGCGACCAGTTCGTCCACATTTCACGGAAGCCAACGTTTGTGTCAAATCCTTTGAACCTGTTGAAGTTGACATACCACTGATTTAATCCGTTTGTTTCATATACCTTATTTTTGTCGTATATGTCGCCATGGAACAGTGCATTTTTATGACTGTACACCTTTTTACCAATGACATCTACCTGGAGTCCACCAATCGTTACGTAATCTAATCCAAATGTTTGGTATAGGAATTTAGCAGGTTGCATTAAGAAAGCAACAACCGCTTCATCATAAACATGCTCGCCAGAAATACTCCACTCCCATTCCGCTGGCCCATATTCACCAAATAGATAATCAGCATTTGGTGCAACAACCTGTGTTGAGAATACACGATACAGTGAACGCACTGTTGGGTGGATTGGTGCAACATTTGTGTTGTCATAGTATGGTGGTAGCAGAGTGTCAGGCTGATATCCGCCTGTTATCTCGCTGTCTGATATATTGACAGAAAAATAATTGTATGTTGGTAGCGAAACATTGTCCGCAGTTGGGTTGCCTGTGCTTACAATGCCATTGGGATATGCACAACCTGCAGGAACAACACCCGTTCTGATATTTTCCCACATGCCAATTTTTGCGGCATGGTTGTAAACCCATCTGCGAGTTCCTGTGATGTCAGCATAGTACCCATCCCACCATACAGGTTTTTCACCGTATCCTTGCAGTTTCCATGGTTCCAAATGCGGATAGGCAGTACCATACCACAACTCATAGACAGCTTGCCAACAGGAACGGGGTTCATGTGTAATGCCAGCACGTGGTGGTGTGTCTACCATACACTGTGCATAATTCCATGTAAAAGCGTCCGTTGCATTGTATGTTGTGTTAACGAACGGTGTTCTGATGTTCTTTTTAACAACATATTCGTTAAAACGCTGTTTCATTCGACCATCAAACACTTGTTTTAGATCAACTGTTGAGGTTAAAGTACTGAAATCAAACTTCAACAACGGATAAGATGGCGTGGCTTGATATAGTTTTGTTTCGATATCCAGGAATAACGAACCCAACAAGTCGACAAGATCAACCCGTTCCCATGACGTTGGTTGTTGAGTTTTTAGTTTGTATAGTGTATGATTACCACCACCAATGTGATACCAATACACCGGAAGAATAGAGCCAACCGGTTCTGTAGCGCTGATAACTGCTGATCCTGGAGATGCACTATTGTATTTCTTTATCATTACGCGGTAGATGCGATCCTGCTCAGCAAGAGAATAGCTGACAACAGAGCTGTGCCCGTCATGATGACGAATGATAATTGATGTGCCATCCGAGACTATGTGCGGTCTGGTTGCGCGGGCCAACCCAATAATGGGTAGAGTGGCGATCCAATTAGGCATTCCAACCCCTGTTGTTGCGTCGTATGCTGTTGTGTCACCATACACTTTTGCAACATAATCATTTGTCACAAATTCCCTGATGCATCGTTCATTGATGCGTGGTTTCAATTGTTCAACACTGTAGCCTGATAACTCAATCAAGGCATCGACGATGTTTCCATTGAACAAATCACGCATAGTTACCATGTTTGCTGCATATTGCTCCTGCGCAAATTCGATAACACCAACTGGCGTCATTTCCGTAACATTAACTGCTGATATTAATGTGTCAAATGCATCGTTGTGTTCTTTAATTGTTCCACCAACTCCGTAATCATAATCCTTTTGGTTTAGCGTGAATATCCCACCGTTTGTTAACCCAGGAATGCGCTCTTGCTGGGACACAATTGACGATAGGTGAGTAATCAGCTGGGAGTACAATATGGTTCTGTGATTTTCATGTTCTGGGTTGTTCTTCCATTGGGATATCACTTCCCAATCGCCGCGTGAATCTCCCTTTGCAAATTCTGTCGGGGTTGTTCCATCAGTGTAGGTGTATGGAGCTGCGTTCTGTTTTGCATCAACCCAATCTGGAACATACTCAGGTGTGGTTGCCGATGTTTGCCAGATTGTTTGTAGTGTTGGGTCAGCGTTATTAACTGCAACGTCTTCAATGACGTTCCAAACATTATTGATTGCGTCACGTTGATAGAATCCAAGAGTGGTAGGATTGACCCAAACACTCATGTGTTGGCCGCGCAGTTCTGTTGGTTCCGTTGCGCTGACAACAGGCTCATAAGCAGCCATCCCTGTGAGTGTAACAGACACGATTGACTCAGCCCACGTTTTGCCATCCCATTTTTTAAGTTTTTGAGTCAGCGGACTATACCAGTGTGCTGGTTCGTTTCCTGTAATGTTGCGGTAAGCGTACATCACACCATTGTTCTCATCCACAAGGAATTGTTCAAATTGGTATTCTTTTCCGTCTGTTGAAGCAACAATTCTTCGCTGGGTTGAAGAATTTACTGGCTCATCAGGGCTTTCAACAAACCCAAATATAGGTGATGTCCCCACCAACTCACCAGTTACAACATCATACATGTTGAATAGTGGGTATTGGTTAATTTTTGATTTTACTTGCTCTGTACGTTGATACTTGGTCAGTGGTTTGTATACAGGTTGTGCTCCTACCAATACAGCACTTTTAAACTCATTGTTGTCTTCTATCGTTCTGACGGGAATGCCGTACAGTCCCATATCCTTGTATGCGATTGGTGCAACTTCTATACGCACAACATCATTGATTGTTAGCGGTTTGAAGAACTGAATAGCATATACATAGCTCACCTTTGCATTAACTTGTCCGATGGGGATGTTTACATTATCAACGACAGTATAATCAGGTGTTATCGTGGACGGGGTTGTGAGCTCAGTGTAGGTACCATATTGGCGCACTCCATTTAAATATACACGTAGTTGGTTTTCCCCAGCAATAGCGTAGTACCCAGGGTGTTGTGGTTTAAAGTGGAATCTGTAATCCAAATTAACCTGGGTAATGTTGTTTATGATTGGGATAAACTCTTGATACGTGCTAGCAACAGTCACAGAACCTTCTGTTAAGGATATAGATTCAGTAGCTTGTTGGTTACCAATCTTGTAGTACGGATTGAGTTGTTGCGGAGCAGCAGCTTTCTGTGTGATGTTTTTAACATCAAGCATCCAGTGAACATGATATCCTTTCCATGAATCTCCGATGGATGTGCGGATAGGTTCAATGCGTGTGTACCGAGGTGCATCCGGATCCGGAGGATTAGTTTCATACTCAAACACACCTGCCTCAACTGGTGCTGGGAAGTCAGTTTCTTCGATCTGAACAATCGTTACAAATTGTCCCTGTGTTAAATATTGCGGATCAGTTGGACCGATTTCACGATACCATGACCGCGTTGTTGTGAATATTTCTGATAGACCGTATTTGTCGACAATGCGGAATTTGTACCCAGCAGTGAATACACTTGTGTAATCAATGTCACGGTTTGCTGAGTTGAATTCTGAGCCAAGATAAATGAACCAAACCCCATCAATGTTGTTTGCTATGTATGACTTAATTGGTTCCAATTCAAGGCGGGTAGGTGGTGTTGACACTGTGTCAAAAGTCTTGTCGTTCTCTCTTCTGTACTTCCATGTGTATGTGACTTCTGTCCACTCATTCATCTCTGTTTGTGAAGAGTACTCTAGAATTGGGACTTGAGCACGGTAAGCCCCAACAAATGTCGTCAGTTCTGATTTGTGAACCCACTTGTTTTGTGTGGTCCATTGGTTGTGTTCTTGTGGTAGACACCCAATTGATGCATCCCAACGTGCTGTACCGGTTGTTTCAATAAGAACTTCTGAGAAATTCTGCTGAACAACAATCCACGCAGTGTTTGTTTGGTTTCTCTGTTTTAATTGGTCTGCTGTCAGGTCATACCAAGTATCGCCCGCGACTGGTTGATCACCGTTGTTGGTAATCCACTCAGCCTCCGTATCGAAACTGATATTTGCCAATAACTCTGTATTCCAGATTGCATCAGTTTGCTGGCCATCATCCCATTGTTTGGTGTCCCAACCACCTGTGTCACTCTCACACGTACAATTAACTTCTGCTTGATACACAGCCTGTTGGTCAACCAGCGAAATGTGACATGGGAACGATTGTCCTGTGATAACCCATGCTGCTCCATTCCATGTGAATAGTTGAGATAGTGGGGTCGCTGGGTTTGTGCTATACTTGTATAGCCACTGTCCTGTGTATGCTGCCGGCGGATATGCTGGCTGATTATTAACATCTTCAACTTCAACAACCAAAGCAAGGTTTGGTGTGATGTAAATTACTGTCTCGTCAGCATCCCCATTATAAACAGACGATAAAGTGGTCCATGTTTTATCTTCAAGATTGACGTTTGTTGTGCCTTTTGTTTTGAACACAAATCCTTCAACAAACACATCATCCTGTTTAGAGTTTATCACAAAAGCGTTCTGCTGGAAATCTATGCGTGTGATGTCCATCGTTTCACCGCGGCGAGCAAGAATGCCCTTGTACGCATTGAGCTTACTTGTTACCTTATTGCATCGGTTTTCAATTGTGAAATGTTGCGGTGGTGTTTGACCAATCTCGGGCTTCCAGTAATAATCCGCATAGTTGATCAACATGTCGATGTTAACTGGTGGGATCCAATTAAACCGTTGTGTTGTCGCCCATTGGTCCAGGTTTGGGATGTCAACACCCATTAATTGCAATTGTTGTTGGAATCCTTTGAATGTTAGAACATATTCTTCTGTGCCAACACGCGAATACATTACTGGAGCGAGTTGGAATGCCTGACGGTGCGGAGATGGCTCTTGTAATTGGCGATTTACGAGAGCATTTGGGTTACCTTGTCCAATATATCCAGCAACATGAGTCGTGTCATCCTTTGTTAGGAACTTGTTAAAAGATGCCTCCAGCATCGTTTCGTTGACGTCTGAACGATAAACTTCTGGAAGCAGGTCTATTAGATTAGTACGATTCTTGTCGTGATCAGAATTTGAAGCCACAGGTAATCCCTCACTATGATGTTATAGTAATTATTTATGGCGAGGGACCCCAGAGATTTTACAGGGTATTTTATCCATTCAAGCGCAAGTTAGTTGCTGTAAATCCTGCAACAATGTCAATGTCTTCAACACCAATGTCAGGATAAATGATTTCATCTTCTCGCGCGACTACCTGCAGTAAATCTCCAAACTGGCTGTTTTGTAATGTCGGAACAAGCACAACAGAACTGATTTCTGTTGGTAGATCCATATGAATAGCTGATGCCAGTTCTGTGAAATAGAATGTTTCACCAAACTCAAACGCTGCAATATCAAAGAAGTTTCTGACTGTTGCAACAATCGCGCTCTTGATTTGATTATCCGTGTATGTGCTGTTAGCACTACGAATAACTTTGAATCGAGCCTGAAGTGCTGGTGTAGCTTTATCACCAAAGATCAGTTTGATCTTACCTGGATGCAAAACAACAGTATCCGATGCCATTTTATTGTCAAGGAGTTTGCCGTAGTCGTTACGTAACATCAGAGGTGTGACTTGATCTGGTGGTAACGCCAGTGGGTCTTCCAACCAGCGCTTATAGCTGATGAAATAGCCACGGGTAATAATGAATATATCGATGATGTTAGATGGTGATGGATCCACGAGTTGATATCGAGGTGAGAAATGGAACCACGAAAAGTTTAACTTATCACGGCCCAAATGGCGCTTCCACAATTTTCTGAATTCATATTGTTGTTGAGTGTCATTGTTGAGTAGGTACACTTCCCCTGCATCAATCAAATCATCAAACTTGCGGATTTCGTACATGTATGACACGTAATCATCAACATATTCCAGCATATTTTCGATTGTGCTTTCAACAGGCGACCAAACATCACTTATTGATGATCTGTAGAAATACACATATTCATTCTCTGTGATAGTCAAGTTGTATTCAACATTTGGTTGCAGATTCACCAATTTGACTGTAGCTGTTGGTTGACCAAATTTTAAATTGGTTCCATTCACGTCTGTTTCATACCAACTGACGCCATCAAGATACTGGGTTGTTTGTGTCCACATGCTACCTTCACCCACATCTCTATACTCCCATACCTCGTGTATGTTGTTGACAGAGTCATTTACGTAAACCGCCCAATGTTGTTCCGGAACAACCCCGGCGTCCAGCATCGTAATGTATGATACCGTAGGCTGCAACAGTTGGGCGTTAGGATTGGGTACAGTGATGTGAGATATTACTGTGTGAATTTTGCCTGTTGAGGTGTCAATACATCGATCTCCTGTGACACCAAATGTTGCATTTATACCAGCCGTTACCGTCACGCCTGAATCGTACGTCTCAATGTATACTTGTGATGGGTTAACTGGGTCCGCAATCACAGTTGCAACTGTGTATACTTTGCTGTCCGATGTTTGATAATATCTGTCACCAATCGCCCCAATTGTGCCACCAATCCCTGGTGTTGGTAAGGTTGCTACTATGCCATTCTCAACAACTGGTTGGAGTGTTAACGGGTTCACGTGTTGAATGGCTGGTTGCCACGTCAAATGTGCGCTATACTGTGTGCCAAATTCGGTTGTTGGTGTGCCATCACTAACAGCAAACGTTGGACCATATAATGTAACACCAGTATCCGAATCAATCACAGAAATATCACCCATTCCAGCAATATACTTAACCGGTAGAGTGACAAGTTGCTCATACGGTTCTGTTGCAGTTGTATTTGCCGGAATTGTTATGTGCAGTTTGGGGACAATGATGTCAGCAATACCCATATATTTGTCCGCATCCAATACATTTAAGTAGTCAGGGATATTGTCCTGGTTTTCGTCAATTGATATCACAGATACACGGTGAATGTCGTCTGTTCCAGCTTCAACACCCGACTCAATTATTTCTTGACCAAGAATGTTATAATTCCAATTGCGTTGCAGAATTCCGTCTCTGTTGCAATTTGTATTTGCTTGCAAGATGTTGATTGTGTCATCAGATGATCGTAAAGTGTCGTAATCCATAACGCGATCAGCATTATTGGTGTTCCAGAATGATGTTGTATTAGATTCAAACACAATGCGACGAGCTGCACGAGTTACATTGTATCGTTGATCTTGCTCTGTCTGTTGACGCACCTTGATGAGTGGATAGTTGATAAAGTTTGTTGGGTATGCATATCCGCTAACAGGTTCTTCAAAAAATGCCCATTCTGTTGTGTTTGGATTGGTGATAATGCTAGTGAATAATCCTGCATCACCAATCCCTGTTGCCTCTACCACTTGAATCGTTGATGTTGTAGCAAATGCTGAATCAATTGATGCTGAGGCACGAATAATGATGTCGCCGTTTGATAGCTCAGCGGTACAATTGTATGCCACCAGTGCAGCGTTAATTACATCCAGCAATTGACCAAATGTTTGTGGGAGTTGTGGTAGGATGGTGTTTTGTGTATCTGTTGTGACAAGGACGTCGACTGAAACGCCACTCGGCACTGTGAACCGTGCTCCGTATGTCGTGAACACACCATTGTTGTGATATGCAATCGTTTTGTCAACCGAGCTTGCAAAACCATTAAAATTAATAATATGGTATCCACCAAAGTTTAACACTTGGTCTATAACCAAGTTTGTTTTTACAGCGTACCACTCATTGTTGAATGTATTAAAATACAAATCAGCTGACCTTAATGATGGTGGCGGTGTTAAGGATGTTGTAATTCTAGCTTTTTCTTCTGCTGTGAATACACGACGGATTTCTGTGTATGACACTCCAGCAGACACCAATTGTAAGAATACGTCAGTTGATGCAAGGAGTGGTTCAATATATGTGGAGATTAACACGTTTGTTTCAACGCTTGGTGTGATTTGTGTCGTATCTTTGTCCTGTATGTAAAGAATGCCATCATCACCAAACATCTTTACGTTTTCATAAGTATTGGAGCTATCGTGCCATGTGATGTATTTGCTATCACCCGCAAATGTTCTATTAACTGCGCGAAGTTTCAAAATGGTTGGATTTTGACGCATGTAGACATTATAGTCTTCACCGTTGACCATTCGGTCCTGTGTATAATACACAGATGGGGCGGTTTGGCGGACATGCTCTGTCGTTTCGGCAGCCGAAGCATTTTGCAAAGAACCAATCAGTGTGATGGTGAATGTGAATGTTTGGGATTGGTTGTATATGTCCGTGTATGCAAAAGAAATTGGAATGTCAATGACAGAAGACTGTGGTACTACTATATCTTCATTTAAAGATGTTCGTGCCCAAATGTCAAATGTGCCTTGTGGGATATCAGCAAACTCCCCATCGCCAAAAAGAATACGGACGCGATTATCTCCAACAGTCTCAACTTCATATTTGTTGCGTTTTGGGTTGGTGTTGAAAATAACATTCTGTGCATGAGCGATGTCAACCTCAACCCATTCGCCATATTTACCTTCGACAGTTTCTCTTCTGTACGGAAGATTTGTTTCTTTAGCAACAATGTCCCCCGTGTCAGGATCAACAGCATTGACCCAAACATCAGTATCATTTACGTTAGACAACGGAACTTCAAATATTTGATTTGGTGTGATCCCATCAAATGATGTTGTGAATTTTTGTAATGTTCCCTGTTTGGTGAAGCAGAAGAACCCGGTTGTTTCAGATCCATCGCCCAACCCATCAGAGCCATATAACAGAGTGAATTGTGCATTCTGTTGTGGACGGCGCTCAGATATGCCTGATACTGTACCCGTGTATGCATCGCCAACAGATTTTGCAACTGGTACTAGTTCCATTCCAACACTTTCACCATACATACTAGCCGAGTACGACATTATCCCTTGTGTTGTTTGTAGGGGGTATATTTCAAACAGCACATCTTGAATTTGAAATCGATCGGTTGCAACCACTGAACCAAACTCCTGGCTCAACACACGATTCATTACGAGAATAAATTGGTCTTTCCATGATGTGTTGGTTGAATCATTCCATCTAATTGTGCGACCAGCCAGATTAACACCATTTGAATCAATCAGTGTTTCTGTTGTTGATACTGATGTAATCTTTACAAGGCCGCGAGCTGGAAGTGGACGAGATACTTTGTATGATACAAGTTTTGCAAGTTTAAGAATAGAGTCCCGACGCTGTGCTGTGGATATGAAGTTTTCATGGGCGACAACATCCATGCGATACGCAAGGATTTCAGCAATGTATGCAAAAGATTCAACGATCGCAATTAGTTCAGAAGATTCAATGAAGTCATTAAATGTTTCTGGAAAGTATAATTTGAGGTAATCCAGAATACTCTGTTTTACAATGTTGTAATCAAATGCTGAAAAGTTTATGTTTGCAAATGCTACGTAAACTTTTTCCCAGCTTTCTGCACGAGATACCAATCTGCTCATTATACTTCCTCAAAAACAATGTTAAGTGTTAAGTCATCAGTCATGTTCAATTCTTTGTAGAACAAGCGCAAACTGGCGACAATCATGTTGTTATCATAATCAGGCACAACGTTCATTTGCATCAATTCAACCCGAGGATCAAATCTAACCACTTCAAGTAAGTCTTCTTCGATAACCATTAAAGACATTTCATCAAGCGGTTCAAACGGCATATCAGGAATACGTGTACCAAACGTTGGCATCATCACGCGTTCACCCTTGCGTGTGTATATGTGATTGAGAAGGTCTAGTTTAACCAGCTCAATGTCCTTAATACCAAACGTTTTACTGTTTTGGTATTCATGCGAGCTAAATCCCTTATACAATCCAATGGCCATCGGTAATCCCTTAAATAGTTATACTATTTATCGTATATACCCCATTGGATTATCGCCGCCAGTACAACCCTCGTGTGATTTGTCTGCCCCGTTCAACCCGATTGACATTCTTGTCTTCATACTTGTACTCTGGTGTGTGGGTGTAATCATCTTTGGTCATTACCCGTCCCCATGGCTCATGGTCAGGGACACGGTGCGTCCATTTTGCCTTGGTTGCAGGGGTTGCTGGTGGTCCATTGAAGTGGATGTTTGGTGATGCTGTTTGCACAAGATCGCCACCAGCCAAAAAGTTCATCTGAGCACCAGATGTTAGGTGCAATGTATCACCGGTTTTAACATGGAGCTGTTTTTGCGTTTGAATGTGGATGTTGTCGCCAGCATACATGTGAATTTGTTTTTTTGCATGTAGTCGGATGTCTTCATCAGATGTTAAGTTAATTCCTTGTTTCGCGCGCACATTTACTTTATTGGTTGTGAAAATATCAATGTTGCCATTCTGGTCCATCTCAATCCAATTTTCACCCTTGGCTGTTGCAATGTAAATTCGCTCATTGGTGTCATCCATGATGATCTGATGACCTGAAGTAGTTCTGAACCGTATGCGGCAGTTTTCCATACGATCGTCCATTGATAACGAGTGGAATCCAGGTGATGTAAGAGAGTAAACCATGGAGTCTAAACACCGTTCAGTGAGCGTTGTTTTTAGATTTGGAGTTTGTCTATTGGTTTGATATCCTTGCCTACTCGTCCAGCCGTCACTACTGACGTCCTTATCATCCGGTACTGAGCTCGCAGTGCTATTCAATACAGCCACATCAACTGCTGAAGCTGTGTAATCGGCAGCGCGGGTTTGCCATTCAAAGTTTGGTTTGCTCTTGTTACCAAACGCCTGCTTTGCATTTGAACTGAGCGGTTCTATTGGTTTTTCGGCGCTGGTGTACGGTCCACTTGGAGTAATTGTATTATCTAATGATGGATGGTCATCGTACATGAATCTACCATGCGGTAGTGTGTGAGGAGTGAATTGATCGTATATAGACCCGATGTATACACGCTGGTTTGGATCGCTATCAATGCACATAATAAGGACTTGAGCCCCAACTTTTGGAACCGCCCACATTCCATATGCCACGCCCCCACGTGATTCCTCAATTCCAGGCCCCCGGGATCCGACTTGAGTTTGTCCTCCAAACGGCGATGAATACAACGTCCACGGCACGTCCTCCACTGGAGTGTCAAACGAGTCTCCCCACCGTGCACAGATTGCTCTCACACGCCCCATTTGTTGAGGATCGTTGGTATCCACCACAATCCCAATGGTTACAGAATCCATTAGATTTTGTGTTGTTGATGACGCTATTTTTGAATTTAATTCATTTCGTCGTAAAGATGTCAGTTTTGCCATTTGTTGAGCCTTGTATTATTTGCTATGTCCTCGACCGTATGATGTTCTGGTTGTTTTTTTCTGATCACTGTCCGGTTTGGAATCTACACTACATGTTTCTGGTTCTTTGTCACCTGTTTGGCCCGGTTTACACATACTCTTATTTGAACCAATAACTTCAGCACAAGGTGGTGATTTGTCAGATTGAGGTAGCGGTGTAGATGGCTGTTGCCCAGCTGCTTGAGCAGCAGCCAACTGCTCTTTTGTTTTTAATCTGCCATGCATACGGCCAGCGATGATGCCACGGAACTCACAAGTTGTCATGTCCATATCTGGATTGTTAGTCTTCTTGCCATTTTCAATTGTTGTAAACCCATTGAGAGTTGCTATGTTTTTCCAATCATTGTAACCGAGCACATCCTTCATTGGTTGACATCCTTTAGCTGCCATCACTTTTCTGTACTTTGGATTGCCAAGCATGTGATTCATGTATATTGCTGTTGGTTGTTTGCTTCCAGCTTCTCTTGTCAGTTTAGCAGCAGCGATGGCGTTTTTAAGTGGATCGATTCTTGGATCCGTTTGACCGCTTCTAACAGGAACGCGTTCGGCACTCAGTCCATTCCATGTTTTATCTACGATTTGAAACAGCCCTGTTGCCGTGCTGTTTGGATTTTTTGAGTTTGGATCAAACCCGCCCTTGTGTGGTCCTGATTTAATTTTTGCTGACTCTAAAGAAGCCATCATTGCTAGCGTTCCAGGACTTAATCCTTCTACATTTGCGGCTGTGTAAATTGCTTGCTGAACTTCCGGAGATGATTCAGAAAAACCGTTAACATTTTCTGGGGAGAAGTCCTCACCCATTAACAGCTCATCAATCTGTGTGGGCGGCATTACCGGAATGGGTTGGGTTTTTGCACGCTGGGCGGCCTGTGACTTATTAATTTGATCTTGTTTTTGTTGTGTAGACGGTTGTTGTTGTGTAGACTGTTGGTGCTCACACTTAACTTCATTATCATAACACGATTTAACAGTTGTTGAAAACTCTACACTCTTAGTCTGCCGTTCTTTTGCATAGTCAAACGTATTGCTAGGCGGCATGCCAATCATGTTGAGATTTTGAATGAATTCGCCATCTTCAAACACGTGTTCAATACCAAGTATATAATAATAGTTATTAAACCAAAACTGTTTGGCGTACGATTGTTTATAATCCCCACCAAACAACCCTATATCGTCGTTGTTTGAGGGCATCATGATGTTTACTCTTGCATACCCAGGAATATATCCCCAATCAAATGTGTGCATTGAAACATTTTGTTTTCCAGCAAGACTTGGGTGTGTTGTCACCGTTGATGTTTGGAGCAGCTGCAGATTCCCTGTAATTTTCATATTCACGTCTAGCACTTCAAGGGATGAGTGCTTTGTCATGTTATATACACTTCCTGCAGTGTCTGCGTGGTTATGCGTTGATTGGTTCATTGGTAATTCAAGTTTTGTGCTAAAGAATACAGGCATGTCAACTACTGTATCTCTATTCTTATCAGACTTTAAACGCTGCTGCATTTCGTGAATAGAGCCTATGTTTGGGATGGTTACGTACGGAGGTAATGGCTCACCTTGTGTTTTTAGTGAATTTGACAATGTTGCAATTTGCAGATATGCCAACCCCATGTTTACTTTCATATCAAACTCGAGAATATCAATGTTTTTACCTGTGTACATATAATCAAATTCGATCGTATTCTTGGCTAACAAATCAGCGTTACTGGCATCAACCGACAACAGTTGCTTAGGTGCTGGATATGGTACTATTCTATACGTAACAACATATGATGGATTGCTGTTGTCTTTGCTTGGGTTTAACGTTTCAAGGCTCGTGTGAATTTTATACTGCATTACCGTGTGTTCTGGTAGTACTCTCCCGTCAGCCATGGTATATGGAGCTTCTATACCTTTTTCTGTAGTGCCGTCAGCTTTCACACGGTTGCTAAGCTGCATCATCATGTGAAGAGCGGATTCAAGACTTACATCCGTTCCTGTTGTATTCTTACTAGCTTCGCTACACTCACCTTTATCTTTTGTAACTGATGTATTACCGTCAAATGTATATCGAGAATTGGCGTAGTATGGATCCAATTCAATTCTGTATTCAACTTTTTTCAGGGCAGAAACCAACTGCTCTGGTTTGTAGTTGAGAGCCAACTCTGCTTTGGCTGTTTGTTCAACAACACATCTATACATCTTCTCATAATTACTGTTCACCTGTTGTTGAAGGTTGTTAACAACTTCTGATAATGTTTTCCCCACTAAATTAGGGCTTTTGACCATCTTATCGTACTGTGGCAGACGTGTTACACCATTGGACATTGCAACGAAAGATAATGTATATTGTCCGCCCGCTTCTGTGAAAGTGCCTGTAGCATCAACTACAACAAACATGATTGGTGATATTGTTGGTATGGTTTCTATTTGATCTTGATCATTAATTCCAACAAAAAAAGTTTTCAATACAAAAGTAACGTGCGCAGCATCTTTTCCGAGAGCTACACAACACTGTGTTATCGTGTCAAGAAATGTTATGCCTTTGGGTTCGGATATTTCTATCGATCCTTCAACTGCAAGAGATGTGTATCTGTCGTTATTTACCGCACCCGCGGCGGTATATGTCTGAAACGCAACACGTGTAATTGCAAAGCTAGCATCAGTTGAGCCGTTTATCAATACACAATATTGTTTTAATGGATCGTCTTTACCGTCTTGGGTTTTTAATGTTTTTGGAGACCATGGTCCAAGATAGTCATTAGCGTATTCAGATGGTGAAGGATGTAACCATGTGTCTACAATATTTCTGTTTTCTACGGCGAGAGCTGTAGCCGTTTCAGATGAGTTACATACAGCTAACACATGATAGTAGCTGTATGATTTGAATTTTGCTAGTGGATTCTCATGAATCTCATTTCCAACTTTGATCTTTGACATATATTATGTTTTTGATATTGCTGAATATCGTGTGTTCAATAATTCCGTCATTACACGTGTTTTTGTAGGGAGAATTAATTTTGTCCCTTCAACAAACTCTGTGTTAACGTCTATAATATTGTTATATTGTAATATTAACCATAGTAGCGTTGATTGCCCATACAGGTCATACGCTAACAAGTCTGGTCGTTTAGCGTATTTACTTGTTATTGTTATCGACATATCCGATTCTGATGAGGGTAAATTTGCTCGATCCCACCAACCAAGCCTGTTTCCGAAATCAACAGTGCCCCCACCGTATGAGTATCGACCATTACTTACATTGTTTGATTTTTTGACTGCCATGGTTTTTCCTATTAGAATTGAACTAATTGTCCTTTCTTAAACATGCTCAATGAAAACTGCTCATATCCTTTGGGCGAATGTGTTTCAGCCAATTCAATACGAACTGACATTTTGACAGGAAACGGCTCACCTGATGGAGAAGCTGGAATATAATCAACATCATCTGGATAATCAATGCCTAGCGAGGTTATTACTACAGGCAGCTTTTTGAGGTTTATCTGTCCATCAACCATCGTCATGCGATCCTCTGATGAATTTCTGTTGTTTGTGTATGCGTACAAATATAACACGTCAGGTGGAGCTCCTAGCATACTCGTGCGATCATCAATTGTTCCATTATTTGATGCAGCATCCCACCCATTGCTTGTCATATCAGAACGGGTGAACCCATCTGTTCCACTTCTGATACCAAAATACGGCATCGTCCATCCACGCAACAATTGCAAGTACTTCATGTTCTGTCCGGCTTGTTCAACATTGCGTGATATCAATTGTGCAGTAAGTGAAAATGTACGTGAGTTTGTTCGTTTGTAAACTTGAATACTGCCTGGCATATGTACCGGTGTGACTGGGGCGTAATCGACGGTGCGAGATTCCGATAAAACGGGTGATGCCTCAAATATGACGTACTGTGTTGGAAAATTACGGACGGCGAACAGTCTGACCTTATACCCAAACTTTCCTTGGTCCTCTTCATTTTGAGGCACTTGTGTTGTGAGATTTGCCCCACCTTGCATGTAATCTTCATTTGGATTACGCACAACAGATGTTGGCATGTTTGTCTGGCTCATGTTTGGTGCTGTCATGCCACTATAATTTGCAGCACTTGTGTCAACAGACCCATACTGTGCGGTGGTCATAAACGACGGTGCAGCAGGGCCAGTATAATCAGCAGCACTCCCACCAAGCGGATTGACCGATCTGGTTATGTTGGCGTTGACCGGAGATATAGCACTTAATGCTTGCTTCGATGTTGTGCGAGATGCAGCGGCGCTACTATCCAATATAGAAGGTATTGATGTTGCGGGTGTAGGTTTAAATTGTTCACCAGCCATATGCTTTCCTTAAACACAGTTTGATATGATATTTATTGCGTTGACCTATGTTGCCAAAATGTGTATAATTTATTACTAACCCTCGCATAATATAACAATAAGGTTACGTATGACAACAACTAAACCACCAAAGAAAGCCGTATATCTAACAAACAAAGAACTTTTAGCAGAAGTAATCAACGCCAAATCAAAAGGTGTCATGACCGACAAGCTAGCAGGCATGTTGATGATGTTAACACGCAAATATGCTAAAAAAGGTAATTTTGTCAACTATACTTACAACGAGGATATGGTCAGTTATGCGCTGATGATGCTCGTTCGCACATGGAATAGTTTCAACCCCGAGAAGTCAAACAACCCGTTTGCATTCTACACCCAATGTATTAAAAACTCCTTTGTCCAATACCTCAATCAAGAAAAACGGCAGCGCAACATCCGTGATGAATTGTTGGTTGCTCAAGGCATGAACCCATCATATGGGTTTGGAGATGGCACATCACGTGCTGGGGGTGGTGTGGAAGACGAGGAAGATTTCGAAGCAACACAGAAGGTTGCTCAGGAAATTCTCAAGGGTATTGACAAAGTTCCGACAGCAGACCAAGGTGAGGTTATTGATTTGTCTGATGATGGATCAGGTGCTGCAGATTCATCAGGACCAGTAGACGATACCCAAAATTGACACAAAAACATTTTTATTGTTATAGGGTTAAGAATACCTCCATATGAATCCACCAGCTGTCTTGTTACAATGTTTGGATGAACACACTCTGAGTATGTGAGCGTGTCCAATCCCAGTCACCCGCGACGCTTCAGCAACCGACACGTACTCGTTTACAAAACCACCATCAAGTGTCATTTGCTGAACTTTGCGATTTTTGTATCGAATATCAACATGGTTGTCTGGATGATAAACATCACCCTCGTATCGCCATGCAAAACCACCACTGTGTTTTACTTTACCCCTGCACGCCCCTGATATGGTGCGCACATCAAGTCCAATGCTTGTGGCTGCGTGTGTAACTGACCAATGTATCCGTACAAGTTCACCTGTTGTGGGATTATATTGACACACCCGCTTGTGATCACGATAATCCAAAACTTTGATGTCCTCGCCTTCGTACGTCCAAAGGAACCCACCAGACGAAACACGCTTTCCTTTGCAACACTGTGTTATGTATCCACGGTTTGCTGCAGGCACTAGTTCTGCAGCCCTCTTTGCAGAGGGATATGTTGCTATGAAATCGCCATCTAATGTGTATTGCGATACTGGTAGCCCTTTGTTTTTTGATAGCTCATGACCCCGCTTCCACGATCTAAGATCATCCGACCATCCTGATACACCATCGCCCCCATCAGTTAGGTTACACAGTATTCCTGTTGCTAAGTCCAACCTTCCGTGCAGAGCTATAAGTTTACGTTCTGTATGAAGTGCTTCATTTTCTGTTAAATTTACACGAGTTTTTGCATATACAGGTTTTAGACCCTCCTGTTCCAGTTCTTTAAATTTTTGCTTGAGTAAATGGTTGCATCTATTACTGTTTCTGTTGATCCAATGATCATACATCCGACGGTTTTTGCCTTTACCAACATACATCGGTTGACCTGTTCTTGGATCTATTATATAATACACATAATAATCATTCATATATTTACCCTTTGTGTTAGCTTTATTACCTAAATGTATTTATGATGCTAACCATATTTGTACCAAAAAAATTAAGGAAATGCGTGTAAATGAGTAAACTTAACCGTGCAATTGCGATGACAGATATACACTGGGGGGCAAAAAGCAACAGCGAGGTACACAATCAGGATTGTTTGGATTACATAGATTGGTTCTGCACCCAAGCAAAGAAGCACAAAGCAGACCATGTAATTTTTATGGGTGATTGGTTTGAGAACAGGAATGCTCTTAATGTGTCAACCATGACATACGCATATCAGGGTGCAAAAAAATTAAATGACTTAAACATTCCTGTGTATTTCATCATCGGTAACCACGATTTATACCATCGTCACACGCGAGAGATTTTTTCAACTTTACCATATAAAGAATTCAGCAATTTTACAATCATTAACGAACCAACCATAATTGAAGACGTTGAAGGCAACCCACTAGTGTGTCCCTTTTTGTTTCACAATGAGTATCCTGCTCTTGCTGAATTTTTATCAGCAGCGTCGTGGTGGGGACATTTTGAATTTAAAGGGTTTATTGTGACTGGATACAGCATTCAGATGCCTACTGGACCTTCACACACCGATTTCCACGGGCCAAAAATATTTTCCGGGCACTTTCACAAGAGACAAATTACTGATAATGTTACGTATATCGGAAACGTTTTTCCAACCAATTTCAGTGATGCAGGTGATAATAACAGAGGGTTAGCGTTGTATGATCACACAGCACAAAAAACCGAATTTATCAATTGGGCTGATTGTCCAAAATACACAAAGGTGAGGCTGACCGACATTCTGGACGATACAAAGATCGTTCATGCTAACTCCCGCATCAAGTGTATCATTGATGTACCAATCTCGTATGAAGAGAGCACATTCCTGCGCCAAAAGTTTATTGATGATTTCCAACTAAGGGAGTTTTCCATGGAAGAAAGCCAAGACATTGTTGAGGCACTGAAAGATACAGAAATCGATATTGATGCAGAGAGCATCAAGTTGGATAGTGTTGATGATTTGGTTGTCCAGATGATCAATAGTATTGACACCCCTCACATTGAGAATGATATGCTCACACAGATTTATCAGCAACTGAAGGTATAATAATGGCAACAGTCCGCTTCCACAGCGTATCACTACGCAATTTTCTATCATACGGTAACAACACTACAGTCATTGAACTTGACAACACAGGCACCACACTAATTGTCGGTGAAGACCTTGACAACACCACCAACGGCCAAGGTGCTAATGGTGTTGGTAAATCGAGCATCATCAACGCTGTTGCGTATGCGATGTATGATAAACCAATCTCAAATATTTCCAAAGATAATCTTGTCAATAACATAAACAAGAAGAACATGGAGGTTGCTGTTGATTTTACAGCACCAAATGGCAAGCGCTATACAGTCAAACGCACAAGAAAAACAAAGGCTGGGGCGGCTGGCAATGCTGTATTCATTTTTGAGGACGGTAAGGATGTCACACCAGATAGTGTGAGCAACGCCAATGAGTTTATTGAAAAGCTGATTGGCATTCCATACGAGCTTTTTGTTCGTATTGTTGTGTTCAGTGCTTCGCATACTCCATTCTTGGACCTGCCGACAACGTCTCATTACGCAGCAAACCAGAAGGACATCATTGAAGAGTTGTTTGGTTTGACGATGCTCACCCAGAAGGCCGAGCGGTTGAAGGAGATGATTAAGGACACAGAGGGTCGGTTATCCACCAATGAGTTGAAAATCAGGGCATTAGAGCAGGAGCGAGAGCGGTTTGAAGCTCAACTTGAGTCCGCTAAAAAGCGAGTGTTGAACTGGGAGTCTCAGAATGACGAGACCATTGCCGAACTTGAAGCAAAACTCGAATCCGTAGGTGATGTTGATGTTGAAGAGCAGCAACGCATCCATGCTGAAGTGAAAGAAGCCAAAAAGGAGCTCAATGCTGCCCTTGAACTACAGCGGGAGGTTGAAACCCAAATCAAAGCACTGAAGAAGCAGCAAAAGGAACTGCTTGCTAATCTTGCTCATTTGAGGGATGATAAGTGTCCGTATTGTTTGCAAGGGTTTAGTGGGGGTGATAAACTGGAAGAAACAGAAAATTTGTTAATGGAGATCAGCGACAATTTGGGGTCATTAACCACCGAAGCTGAAGCCATAGCCGCTTCCATTTCATCTATTACACACAAACACAACGAGCTCAAAGGCAGGATTTTATTTACCAATTTAGAAGAACTTTTAACAACAAAGAACCAGAGTACCCAAATCCTGGCAAAGATTGAAGAGCTGAAAGCAGCGACCAATCCATACATTGAACCACTAGATGAGCTGAATGCGATGGCTGTTGATGAGGTGGATTATACTGAGATCAACAAGATCACAAAGGAACTTGAACACCAGAAGTTCCTGCTCAAGCTGCTGACAAAGAAGGATAGTTTTGTCCGTAAAGCGCTACTGAATAAGAACATTCCGTTCCTGAACCAAAAGTTGGCAGGATATTTGACTACCCTTGGGCTGCCTCACAAGGTTGAATTTACACATGAAATGACCGCAAGTATCAGTCAATTTGGTCACGAACTTGACTTTGGTAATCTGTCAGCTGGTCAGCGTGCGCGCGTTAATCTTGCTCTGTCATTAGCGTTTCGTGATGTGCTGCAAAATATGCACACCAAGGTTAATATCTGCATGTTGGATGAAGTACTAGACCATGGTTTGGATGGTGTTGGTGTCCAGGCTGCAGTGAAGATGTTGAAGAGAATGGCCCGCGATGAAAAGCTGAGTATGTTTGTGATTACACACCGCGAGGTCGATACCGCGTTTGATCACACACTAACCATACAACTGTCTAAGGGCTTCTCGTATGTGAAACAAGAGGATAATTGATACCCCTTCTCTATCCACCTGTAAATACAGGATATTGGATGGAGAGGGTAATGAATTTATTTTTAGGGATTGACCAAAGTTTTACCAGCACTGGAATATGTGTTATTGATGAAGATGGTGTGGTGAAGCACCACGAAACAATAAACACTAGCGATCAGAACGGGGATATATTTGCAAGAGCAAATGTCATTCTTGAGCGTATTGAGTGCTTAGTTTTAGATCATAGTCCCAGAATGATTGGGATTGAAGGGCTTGCATTTAGTAAGTTTGGTAATGCAACGCGTGACTTAGCTGGGCTCCAAATGGTGATTGTTGCTGGAATGCGCAGGAAGAATAACAGGTGGAATGATGATTTAGTTATTGTTTCACCGAACCTTTTGAAAAAGTATGCATCAGGCTCCGGTAGTGCTGATAAGGATAAGATGTATGAAGCATTACCTGAGGATACAAAGGTAGTTTTTGCAGGTTATAAGAAAACAAAAGGTCGGAGCGATGTAGTTGATGCGTTTTGGCTTAGCAAATTTATTTTAGACATATATAAGAAGACACATGAAGCTAACCGACCTGGTTGAAATGCTAACACCCGGTACTGTCAATATTGATTGGCATGACGATGTAGGTGTGTTTGTAGTCGGTAATACATCTTTTGATGCTACCGTAAGACCGGCTAGAAAAGATGAAAGTCAGACATTCATTCCATTTTTCAACACAGTGCCAAATGTGGGCAACATTGATTATGGTGCTACAGGTCCTGATGGGATCAGAACGCAAGACATAACAGGACAGACAGGCAAGCAAACCGCACTTGTTTATTCTGGTGCGGCTGATGTTGTGAGAGAGTTGATTCAACGATACAATTACGAAATTTTGTTATTGATTGCTAAACAAACATCAAGCCCCACTAATTATGAGGATAGAGTTAACCACTACTCACGAATGGCGTATTATGCCGCAAAGAAGTTTGGGATGATGGATATGTGTTTAGCATCACAACCATCATTCACTGTATATGTAATATTTAAACCAGAACACTTAAACAATTTGACAAAAGTAAAACATCATTTAGAACAACAACACAACCAGACAAATTAGATAACCCTAATTTACCAAAAATAATTTTTCAGACAATAGGGTCAAACAAAGACCATAACTAGAAACGCACACGGACATACCCTAACTGCCGTGAGAGTTGGAACAGCGCTATGCGTTCGAGCCATCAGGATGATACCTGTAAAGTTATGCCTAGCTTGGGAGTAAAGCCTCCTTTATTCATTAATTCTCGCGTTTGGTGCGGTCGTATGGCTGATTGCACAGGTACGCTGGGTGATTGTTACCCTTAAACCTTGTGCCAGCGGGCATAGAGCTGTATATTATTATAATAAAAGAAAAACGCTATATAATTGCGAGTGAAACGAGCAAATTATATAGCGTTTTTGTGTAGCTATTGTAACAGACTAATAAACCGGATGCATCCGTTTGCTTTCTTGCTCTAACCGCTCAGATATAAACTCACTGATCATCTGTCGCTCAGCAAATGACATATTCATCATGTCACGATAACTGATAGAGCCTCTCATAAAATAGACCAGTTGAATAATCGATTTTGTCATGGTATTCACATCTCGTCTAAGATTGTTGAACATGTTAATGATGTCCTGTTGAGAGCCGGTTTTTAGCGTCATGAAAAAAAACTTACAGGGTTTGCACTGAAGGGCATTTCAATTTCAGCACCACAATCTTTACATACTGCACTGGCTTTAAACTCAACCCCCCAATCAGATACTCTGTCGATCGAATCTGATAATGTTCGCACCCACCCGGCTGGTAAGGCTCTAACCCACTCATCAATCAACCGTTTGTCTTGAATGCCGTCAACACTCTCAATCATATCAACCAACACCTTAATCATACTATTTTGCATTGAAGCCAGAGCATCTTCATCTTGCTGACCAAGATTCTGATTCAGCTCTAAAATAGTCTGAAACGTAGTAGGCTTTAATCTAACAGTTTGTCCATTAGCCAAAGTGTTGGTATACACACTAGTGATGGTGGTTGGATCAATCGATTTGGCTTGCCTTAAAATAGTTTGCAGAGAGGTTTTGTACTCGTGCTCTCTTGCTTCTGCGCAGTTGTGAGTGAAAGTCAATGTGATATCCGGTCCATATGTGATAACACGCAGACATGTTATCAAATAATCTACGTCTTTCGATAGCAATTCTCTGGGTTTAACAATTTGAGGAATGCAGCGCTTGAATACCTCATCAACAGCTTTCCCTGATAGCAGCATATCAGGTGTTTTGAATAGTATCTCGTCAAAGGCTGTCATCGGATACACATGTACTTCACCATCAGCTACATCATCTGTTAATTCTCCGTTGGTGTAAAATAACCCCTGGGATGGAAGTCTAAATGTTTCACCTGGGATTTGAAGTCGTTGTAACAACGGGTTTGAATGATCTGACATGACACTGGTCTCCTTATAATAGCACATCTTATATTATTTACTATTAAAAACAAGGTGGAACCCACTATAAATAATGTATACGCACACAAGGGTAAAAACCAAATGGCTAGCATGACAGACGCACAACTCCAACAAATACTATCAGCACTAAACACGATAGTCAACAGACTCGGCAGCGCAGCTGGGGCCATCGACGGCGTAAAAACAAGCTCGCAACGTATAGTAAGAGACATGGAAATGGCCGGAAGATCGGCAGCCAATTTATCTGCCGATCTAAAAAAATTAACATCTGCTAGCGAGGATGAATTCAAAACCAGAAGACAATCGGATCGTGTCATATCCAACTTCAATGATCGAATGTCCAAGCTATCAAACGTTGTCCCAAACACGTCTAAACATTTGGTTGATCTGGCTGCTGCCGCTCAAGATCAGATAGAGCATTCCAAGAAAATCCAACAACAAGCGGATAAAGAGATACAGGACAATATAAGCAGACAAAGTGAACTTCGTCATGAAATATCACTCAATGAAACAGCATATCGTGCAGGCACTGTTGCAATACAAGCAGCAACAACGTCATTTGATACTGCAAAACAAGCGCATGAAGCCGCAGTTGGCAATTTAGCAGCAGCACAGGATAGAGTGACTGAACTTATGCGTCAGTCAGAGATTGCACAGGCAGCAGGGAAACAACACCAAGCTCGAACTTTAGCACAAGCTGCACAGACCATAAATGCAACGTTAATGACTCTCAAACAACACGTTGACACAACTGCTGTAGCACTAACAACACAACAAAACAACCTGGATAATCTTAACGCAATACATGGCGAGGCTATCAAAAAAGGTGATAGCCTCGCCAAAGAGCTGAACGACCTCCAAGAAGCTGTTGTTGATACTCGAAAAATATACATCGATGCAGCTGCTCATGAGAAAGATATGGTGAAAGTGCGTGAGGAAAGCATCCAAAAAGCAGCAAAATCAGCAATGACGGTGTCCAATGCACTCAATATAGCAAAAAATAAACTGATGAGCTGGTCTCAATCGCTAGGAACGGCAGGAAAAATAGCAGTCGGTGCAGCTGCAACGCTAGCATACCAGGGTCAAAAAGCTGAAATTGCTCGTGGTCTAAACACCAATGCCCCGGGAACAGCGGTGTCATACACAGAAATGGCATCGATGGGTATGACGCCAGCTGAGTTTGCAGAGTTGTCGGGCGAATACAGGCATGCTATGCTATCGGCTGGTGGGCTGAGTGACAGTGTCAATTTGATCAAACAATCGCAAGAAGAGCTAAAGCATGTAATTCCAGATCTCAAGGATCAAACTAAGTTTGCAGCTGATAATCTCAACTTGATGTCACGTGTTGGTATTAAACCAAACACTAAAAATATAAGCCTCATGAATGAAGCACTCGCCAAAAATATAAAAATATCTGGTGAGACAGGCGAACAGTTTATGGGCAACATCCGGGACATTATTGAAGACGAAAGCATGATGACTCGCATGCGAATGGCAAGTTCTGAGGACGAACGTCAATCCATTCTCAAAAACACACAACAACGCTATGCCGAACTCAAAGCGATGGGTATGACAACTGAGCAAGCGAAAGCTGCATCCAAAGCTCTCAACAAAATGGCAGCAGAAGGGCCTATGGAACGTCTTAAAAAGAGTGTTATGTTGACAGCAACAATGGGTGCAATGGGCATGTCAGGGGCGGACCGCATGGGTGAGCTCTATAGAAAAGGCACCCGTCGCAATGCTCAAGAAGAACGCGAGTTCCAAAAAGGAATGTCAACACTAAGCAACGAAATGTCGACAGCTGTTGCAGGTTTTGATACCATGGCCTTTGCCACAGAAGCACTGGGACAAAAAACAGGATTTAATGCAGAAACCCTGGCAGACTTAAACACCAAATTTGCTGAGACAGTGGGTGAAAATATCAAACCGGCTGCAGACAAAATGGAACTAGCATCAACTGAAATGGTTAATGCTGTACACTTGTTTGAGACTGCAACGAGTCAAATAGCAAACAACCCTTGGGTGCAGCTCGGTATTGGTGTTGGCGCTTTAACGGCAGCAGTGGCTGCTAATACAATAGCTTCAGGCATAAACACCATTGCATTACTCAAAGGTGGATTATCCAATCTAAAAGACTGGTTCAAAGGTGGTGGCCCTGGTGGAACTGCTGCAGCAAAGGCCACAGCTAGCCGAGCAGGCATTGCTGCTCAACTTGCTGGCACATCACCAGCATTGGCGAGGGCAGGGGCGGTAGCATCATCAAACAAACTAGCACTAGCGGGAGCTGGGTTAAAGACAATGGGTCCATTGGCTGCTATTGGTGGAGTGATTAGTGGTGGTATGAACTACTTAGAAACCGGCAAAGCTGGAGAAAGCGTTGGTGCTGGACTAGGAGCAACCGCTGGTGGTCTGGGTGGAGCTGCAATTGGTTCTGTTGCTGGTGGCATTGTTGGTTCACTGGCTGGTCCTGCAGGGACAGTTATTGGTAGCTGGCTTGGTGGCGCAATTGGAGGGTGGTTTGGTGGATCAAAAGGCGAAGATTTGGGCAAATCAATAGGTGCATCATTTGATGAAGACAAAACCAAAAAACCCATTGAAGATTCAATGGCAAAAGTTCAATCAGAAACAGCAAAGATAATTGATGATAAAACCCAGCAAGCAGTAGAAAATGCAAAACTAGCAACCGTAAAAGATGCAATGTCAACAACTGCAACGGACACACAAGAGGGTGGAGCCAGAGCGGAAACTGAAAAAGCAATTACAGCTCAAACGCTTTCTATTGAACAGCAACTGAGAAAAATGGACGAAGCAAACAATCACCTCAAAGTTGTTGCAGACAATGTACCAACTCTGGTGGAAATAGCTAATAAACAACTGCTTGCTATGTCACTAACAGAAAAGGAAAAGGGCGATCCAAACAGAATTGGTCGCATCCGCCGCGACTCAGGGTTCGGTGCAACATACCAGTATCTATAACTAGTGGGTAAATTATACGCACAGTCGCCCACGATAAATAATAAACACAAACGAGTACTCAGGATAATCTAATGGCAAAGTTTTCTAACTATTTCAAGGTTGTTACGCCCAAACCAGGCGTAACAACAATGACCGACAACCAGAATATTGGTGATCAGGGTGTATACGCAAATTACACTTGGTACCAACGCCTCATTCAAGGTTCGGCATCTCGTATCACCAGATATCGTGAATATGATTTAATGGACAATGATGTCGAAATTGCACGGTCACTAGACACTATTGCAGAAGAAATGATTGGGTCAGACCCTAATGAGGATATGCCTTTGGTCCTCAACATCATTTCTGAAAAACAAGAAAACATTCCAACAAGCACAGTTATGACCCTTAAATCTGCACTACGGTATTGGAGTGATTTACACGACTGGCAAAACCGATTGTTCAAGATTGCACGAATTACTGTAAAGTATGGAGACTGCTTTTTTATCCGTCACAAAGAAACACAAAAATGGGAATACACCCACCCAAAGACTGTTGTAGCCGCCATTGTTGATGAGCGAGACATGACACGTGTGATGGGGTGGCAAATCCGCAGAGAAGCAAAAACACCAAACTCTCCATACAACGCTCCTGTCGGACAATTTGGATCATACTCAAACGAGCTCGTTGACACATACTCCGCAGATGAAGTAATCGTATTCTCTCTAAACGATGATATATCAGACACAGCACCATTTGGCGAATCTGTTTTGCGTGCTGTGTACCGAGCACAAAAACAAAAAGAATTGCTAGAAGATGCTATTCTAATCTACCGTATACAACGCGCGCCAGAACGTCGTGTATTCTACATTGACGTGGGTAAGATGCCTCCACAGCGCGTCAAGTCATACCTTGAAGGCATCAAAAATGAGATCAGACAACGCAAGATCCCTACAGCAGGTGGCGGGGTAGACCAGGTTGATTCGGTCTACAATCCCCAATCAATGAGTGAAGATTTCTTCTTTGCACAACGTCCTGATGGCCGTGGATCTAAAGTGGAAACACTGCCTGGCGGGCAAGGTCTTGGCGAGCTTGCTGACCTCGAATACTTCCAGTGGAAGGTTTTCCGTGGCTTGCGTATTCCTTTATCGTACATGCGTGAAGGAACAGATGGATCAACAATCAATGACGGTAAGGTTGGTACAGCGTACATTCAAGAATTGCGTTTTGCTATGTACATTAAACGTCTGCAAGGGTTTATTGCGCGTGTAATGGACAAAGAATTTAAGCGATATCTGCGCAATGTTGGGATCAATGTTGATCCAGCTATCTTCAATGTTTCGCTACCAGAGCCAGAAAATTTTGGTATATATCGTCGTCAGGAACTTGACAATAGCCTGCTAACAACATTCCAGAATGCAGCGGGTATTGAGTTTTTATCACCACGCTTTACAATGAAGAAATACCTGCAACTCACCGATGAGGAAATTCTCACAAATGAGCGCTTGCGTCGTGAAGAATTGGGGCTTGATCCCAATGGTGGCCCTGAAGACCTTCCGCAAATTTATGGACCACCTCCTGAAGAAGGAATGGGGGGACCAGGCATGGTAGCTGGAATGCCTGGAATGGATCTGGGAATGGGACCAGGCATGGAGAGTGAAGCTGGAATGGGTGGGGCAGAATCTGAAATGGGTGCTGCTCCAGGAGGCCCCGAAACTGGCGGAGCTCCACCCGTCTAAAATAAAAACCCCGTGAAGACAAGGGTATATCAATAAATATTAAACAGGTTTTAACAAACCGGTGAATCTTTTTGCAAAAAGGAGCAATTATTATGACTAAAGAAATGAAGCAGTACCTCGAGACAGTTGTCACATCTATCGTTAATGAAGATGCTGATTCTGCTAAAGAAGCATTCCACGAATACCTACGCCTGAAGACACAAGAAGTTTTGGGTGAAGCATCATCATGTTCTGAAGATGAAGAAGAATGTGACGAAGAATGTGACGAAGATGAAGGTTCTGGATCCGGTGAAGAAGGTTCTGGATCCGGTGAAGAAGACGAGAAGAAAGAAGACTAATACAGTCCTCTCTTAAAGGAGAATATTATGACAACTCCAATTCTGCTCGTTGAAGAACTAGCCCCTGAACAAGCACACATGATTCAAGAGTCATCAGCCGATGGCAAAAGCATGTGGTTGAATGGCGTTTGTATGATGGCCGAAAAGCAAAACCGTAACGGTCGTACATATCGTCGTTCTGAGCTTGAAGAAGCTGTTAAGAATGCTCAACAGCGCATCAAAGAATGCAATGGTATCTTTGGTGAACTTGACCACCCTCAAACACTACAAATCAACTCTGATCGCATCTCTCACGTCATCACAGAAATGTGGATGAATGGTAATGATGCATACGGTAAAGCAAAACTAATCAATACACCAATGGGTAACATTGCTCAGGAACTTCTACGTTCTGGTGTTAAGATTGGTGTATCAAGCCGTGGAGCTGGTAACGTGAATGAGAGTGGTGAAGTTCAAGGCTTTCAGTTTATCACATATGATATTGTGGTAACACCGTCGGCCCCCAATGCCTATCCAGGTCTAGTTTACGAATCGCTACAGAACAAGCAAGGCCAAAAAATCATGACGTTAGCTGAACAAGTCCGTCACGATCCAGCCGCTCAAAAATACTTCAAGAAAGAGATTATGAGATGGCTAAATGAGGGGCTATTTGCTAAGAAATAAAGAAAAATTCAAAAAGTGGGGGACATAAAACTCTCCCATTTTTTGCGGCTGAACATCTGCGCGTAAGACGTTTTGCTGTTATATCCCGCAGGGGATCATAAATAAATTTACGCGTAGAAACATCAATTTAAGGAGATTAAGATGGATGAACTACTAAAGAAACTACTCGAGGCTGAAGTTCTTACAGAAGAAACAAAGTCTGAAATTGAATCTGCTGTCAAAAAGCAGATCGAAGAAACAATAGCAAATGCTCGTGAAGAAGCCACAGCTCTAGTTACTGCTGAACTAAATGAACAGTGGATTGCTGAGCGCGAAACTCTAATCGAAGCTCTTGATGCTAAGATTACAGAAGCTCTAACAGAAGAAGTTGGTGAACTAAAAGCTGACATCGAGCGTTTCCGCGACCTAGAAGCTGAACATGCTGAAAAGCTAGTTGAAGCCAAGGCTGAAATGGCTGATCAACTAAAGAGCGACCTAGCACAACTAATTGAAAAGCTTGACGCGTTCCTGGAAGTTCGTCTATCTGCCGAGCTCGAAGAACTACGTGAAGACTTCGATATTGTTAAGAAACAGCAATTCGGTAAGACAGTGTTTGAAGCATTTGTTGCAGAATTTAAAAAGCACTATGCTGGTGATGATTCTGTTGAATCCAAGCTAAATGAAACAGAACAACGTCTTGACGATGCTCTAACAGCTCTCGAAAATGCTGAGAAGAAGGCAGCTAGACTAGAGCGCACAATGAAGCTAGAGTCAGTGCTTAAGCCACTATCTGGCCGTTCACGTGAAGTTATGGAAGCAATTCTAAAGAACGTTGAAACAACAATGCTTGAAGAAGCATACAAGACATACGTCGGTCGCGTCCTAAAGGAAACGACAGAAGTAGAAACTTCAGAGAAGGAAGAATCAGTACTAGCTGAAGGTGAAGTAAAGCCTGAAGTATCAGGCGTAGCAAAGAGCGGTGATGATGCTGCACTAGCAAGCGAGCAGAAGAATCTAACAGAAGCTGAAGCTGCTGCTGAAACAGCAACACCAACAATCACAGAGAGCGAAAAGCTCCGTTTACGCCGTCTAGCAGGCTTAGTTTAATAAAGCTAGTTAATTTTAATCTAAGGAGATTTACAAATGAATGAAATGTTCGAAAACTGGTCCGAAGTTAAGGACGCTCTACTCGAAGGCCTAGACAGCCAGAAGAAGCAGATCGTTGGTACACTTCTAGAGAACCAAAAACAACACATCCTAACAGAATCAGCAGCTGCTGGCGCTGTTCAAGCTCACGACATCGCAGGCTTCCGCAAGATCCTAATCCCGATGATTCGTCGTATTATTCCAGGTACAATTGCTACTGAAATCGTTGGTGTTCAGCCAATGCAAGGTCCAGTTGGTCTAGTTTACACGATGCGTTACCGCTACGGTGAAGGCGTCAATGTTCCTGCAGCTGGTACAGCTGGCAACCCATGGGGTGCAAACCCAGTTGGTAACGATGGTACACTAAACGCTGGTGATGAAATGTTCGGCAACAACCCAGTTCTACGTCAGTTCTACTCTGGCGCAGCTGGTGCTGCTGTTGGCACACCTGCTGACCAACCAGCCGGTTCTTCTGGCATTGCTAACGCAGCTGCTGCAGAAGCCGGTATTGACGCTGATGCATCACGTGGTGCATGGCCATCAAGCCTACCAGCATACAACTCCTCACTATACGGTCCATACCCAGGTGCTGGCGTTGATGCAATTGGTAAGCAATACGCTGGTCGTCTATACGGTGGTTCCGGTTCCTACATTGAAGGTTCAGGTGGCCGTACAGTTAAGCTAGAAGTTATCAGCCAAGCTGTTGAAGCTGGTACACGTAAGCTACAAGCTGGTTGGACAGTCGAAGCTATGCAGGATCTAAAGTCCCAGCATGGTCTAGATCTAGAAAGCGAGCTAACACAAGTTGTTTCTGCTGAAATCGTTCAGGAAATCGATAGCGAAATTCTATCTGACCTAATCGCTCTAGCAGGTACAGTTTCTTCATACGACTACGCTACAGTTGGTGCAGGTCCTGGTTATCAGCCAGCCTACCTAGGTGACCGTTTTGCTAACCTAGGCATCACAATCAATGCAGTTGCAAACGAAATCGCACGTAAGACACGTCGCGGTCCAGGTAACTTCATCGTTGTGTCCCCAATGGTTGTTTCAATCCTACAATCTGCTGCTAAGTCAGTATTTGCACCAGCAGTTGCAGGTTCCTTCAAGGGTCCAAACAACACAATGCTAGTTGGTACACTAAACGGTACAATCAAGGTTTACTCATACCTCTGGAATCAAACACAGGGTGTTAACCTAGGTGGTACTGGTGCTGACACTATCCTTGTTGGTTACAAGGGTGGCAACGGTGAAACTGACACTGGTTACTTCTACTGCCCATACATCCCACTGATGTCAAGCGGTGTTGTTATCAACCCAGTAACATTCCAGCCAGTCGTCTCCATGATGACACGCTACGGTAAGACAGCATTTACACAGAGCGAAACATCTCTGGGTAATTCTGCCGACTACTACGGAAAGATCAACGTAAGCAACTTCACATTTGCTTAATTAGATCTGGCAGTTATGTCAAATAAAGAAACCCGCTTCGGCGGGTTTCTTTTTATCCCTATATCAGGCGTATTCTTGTATAAATAGTATATCGAATGAGGAAAATGTAATGAAACTGATTCAAAAAGTATCTAATAAGACACTAACAGAAGCTCGCCAAGATAAACCCAATGAGCTGGATTTTGATTTAGCAATGAAAATCATTAACCGTTGTGTATCGGAATCAAAAACACTAGACTGCTACATGAATATTGCTGTTGTTGATTGCACAGGACGTCTCAAAGCATTTGCTCGCATGGATGGAGCTTGGTTGGGTTCAATTGAGATTGCGCAATCAAAAGCATTTACAGCAATTGCGTTCAGTGGTGATGAAGACAAACAAGGACCATTACCAACCGATAAACTTGCTGATATGTCGCAACCAAAAAAGGATTTGTTTGGCATTCAAAACACAAATTCAAATGATGGTGTAGTGATATTTGGTGGTGGTGTTCCACTATACATTAACGGCAAGCTGGTTGGTGCTGTTGGTGTTAGTGGTTCATCAGTTGAGAATGATATAAAGGTTGCACAAGCAGGTGCTTCTATTGTAGAGTAACAAAATGAAACTGTCATTTAAACAATATTTGGAAAGCAAGGAACAACTTCGCAAAGCTGTCGAGAATGTGCCTATCACTATTAACGAATACGAAGTGATCCACTACTGCTCACTCCCTCTCGGTGAATATGAAGAGGATAAGGTGCTAGTTGGACTGAAACCAAAGCAAAAGGTTGTGGTGGAATGGAAATATGATACGCTTGACGAGCCAACTCCACTAAATATTAAGATACAAGGCGCACAAGACATTGATGAGGGTGAACAGTTCCAGACATTCTGGGCTAGTAACAAACTTCAAAAATGGCTACGCAGACACACGAGGGCATCAAAATGCTAAAACTGATTAAAGAAGCACAAAAGACAAACGAAGATGTGAGCATTATTGTAGAAAACTGCACAAAATATGGCGTGTCTAAAGACCTATTAGAAAGTCTTGACGGACTAATGACGCAATATGCACGCGACATCAACGGCGGCCAAATGCGTCAGTTTGATTATGGTAACGTGTCAGAACTAGCAAACATTTTTGCATTTGCAGAGTTGCTTGGAGCGATGGGAAATAAAACAACAGATCCTGGTGCAGCCCGCGCTATTATAAACCTGTACAGAAAAGCAAAACCCGGTGTTGAACAGACAATCGTCAATTTGATTTACAAAATTATTGACCATCTGGATCCTGGCATCCAACAACAATTCAAACAAAATGCAAATAGTTGGGGCAACATGCTCTCTCACACACTTAGAAGCCCAACCCCGGAAAATATGAAGGAAGTTGCTAGCGCATTGGTTGGAACTGCAGCTCGTCTAAACACAGCTATGAGACAGTTTGAGCAAAATCACACAGATGTAATTACGAAGCACCGTATTCAACAAACTAATGCTATGAAGCCAGCAATGGCTCCACAACAACGCCCGGTACCACGCCGTTAAAAACTTTTTGTTGACTTTTGGGTGAAAATGTTGTACAGTGCACCCATCAATCAAAGAACCGCAAAAAGGAAATAGCCATGTTAGCAATGATGACCGCACTGACCGCACCGTGGAGCCTCTACACAGAAGTACGCATCACCGATCCTGTGAAGAAGGTGTTGGGTCAGCCGACATCGTATGAACTAATCGCCAAGGGCATCAACGATTGTGTGGACATGAACAAACTCCAACAGGCTAATGACCGTCTGACCCTTGCACTGCTGCGCATGCAAGCTCGTGATAACTAAAACTCCCTCAACCTCCAAAAAAGGAAAACATATGCAACTCACCCCAACCATCACTAATGGTGTCAAGCTCTTTGTCCAACTGACTGCACTTCGTAGCGATCCCCTTGAGGCAAAATGGGTACGAGATGAAGACGATCTCCGCATCGCACTATCTCAAATCGCTGATGAGATGAAGTACACCAAGTCCATGCTTGGCAAGAAAATGTACAAGACGCGTGACGCAGAAGGGTTTGACTTTGTGGACGACGTCAAACGAGCAATCGAAGAAACACTACTCGTTGGTGAAGATGAACGCGACACAAGGTTGATGCGTAAGAAAAATCTCACCATGTACCATCTGGTTCTTGAGCCAGTAATTGAGTGGATCGGCACTCTATCTCATGCTGATGCTATTCAGTTTGCACGAGAATACACTGATGCTGTATACGAACATGTTGCAACAGTAAATGTCAACACCCACTTTGATGACGCCGTGGTTGCAAAGTCTATTGTGAAGAGTATGGTAAAAGAGCGCGAAGAAGCTCGTAAAGCAACACTGCTTGCTCAACGTAGGGGCCGACGCAACAAGAAGAAAGAAGATGAGTTGATGAAGGAATTTGCGGAACCGACAGAAGAAGATATCGATTTAGAATAACACAAAGGCCCTTATGGGCCTTTTTTATTGCGGTTGGCGGATCATCTTCCTGCCGCTAAACACAAAACCGTAACGAGAATACCATTTCACTAATGCAGCCTTGTTGGCATCATCAGCAGGTGCGGGCATTAGCAATAACACCGTTTGTGTTTTGTCTGCTATGTCCACCAGCTGTTGCATGACCTTTGTTCCATTACCAGCTCCTCGCATGTCAGGATAAGTGTAGATTGTGCTAATGTACACATCGGTTGCTGACAATGGCACCAACTCAACAGAAGTGCCTGGCATTGCGTGGAACGTCCTGTCGTTAGAACTGCCACCCCAGGCATCAGCAGCTGCATTCATAAAATCAACCGCAGGGGATGGAGCTGTATTTAAAATCTCAAATAGTTTCATGGATATATTTATCAACAACAGCATCAGCAAAGCATATATGACATAAATACTTGACATTGTATGGAGTTGATAGATGACCTCACCGCTAGATATACGCACAGACGCCCCAGGCCTGCTTCGCACAGAAGCAATGTCCATGTCGATTAAGTTTGATAGAACAGGACCCACAACAGGCCGCATAACGTGGAACATTCCAAGACCAGCAGCAGGGTGTGCTGCAGATGATCAGGCATACTGTGGTATCATTGTTACGATTGACGGGACGGCAAACAATTCTACAAAGCTGCCTGTAAACGGCACTGTATACAATTCAGACCCCACCGCTGACGGTAACCTTTTTGCTGGTGACACCATTGGATCATCAAAGGTTGTGGGAGCATTCTACCACGATAGAACCACCACTTTCATGGATATTTCTGGATTGACAGAGAATGGAGCATACTTTGTATCGGGCTTCCCTGTTGATTGTGAGAACAGATATTATCGTGAAGGCATCCATGCATATTCACTAAACTACCAGCAAGATGGCACACAACCGACAAGCGGTACACAGGTTGTCATCCTAAACCCAGCAGCAAGCAGTAATGGTGGAGTAGAACCAACGGATGTTACAGGTCTTGTGTCTGGCATCACCTACACATTTAAGATTAGACAAGGCCTTGTCCCTAAACCTAATCGACCATTAAGTTCACAAGAGTGTGTACCTACACCGTTCTCGTATACGATAACGATTGCGGGCGATCGAGCTCAAACATACCAAGACCTGCTCAACACAATCAACACACAACTTCAGCTAGTTGACAATCCACCTCAAGGTCCAAATCCTCCAAACGCTGGCGCTTATTATTATGACTCAGTAAACCAGAAACTGTATCTATGGGATGGCACTCAACACACTGAACAACTCGTCATCATCCAAGCAACTGCACCAAACACGGTTGTTCTTGGAACATACTGGTACGACACTACATCAAATATTTTATCAGTATACGATGGCACAGCGTGGTCAACTGTGAATGTAATATCATTTAGCCGGAATCCTGCAAGCCCCAATTGTGAAACCACCTACTGGTTTGATGGAACAAACGGATATACATGGAACGGCAACGCATGGTGTCTGCATAATATTTTCACAGGTCCTGTTGATCCGTCAATGTGGCAACCAGCGCCATGCGGATCATTTTGGTACAATGATGTTGAGTTTGAACTGTGGGCATGGGACGACACACAAGAAATGTGGAAATCAACCAATGCAGTTCAACACACGATTGCTCCAAACACAATCCCATCAGGAACACACCATTATGACGTCACGGATCCTGCTGCACCGTTGCTGATTATAGACACAAATGGGTCTTTTTGGTTCAACACGACTACAAGTAAACTGAATCATTATGGCATTCAAATCGATCCAATAACATCTAACACATTACCGGGTGAAGCGGTGGGGTGGATTGAAGTTTCAACCGCTCGTATAACAGAAGTTGAGCCAACACTAACAGTCATAGCTGGAACGTTGTGGTACAATCCATCAACAATGGTGCTGAAGCAACGCAATGTTGGGAACACAGCATGGACCGCTTTGGATGTAATTGTATATGACACAGACCCAACGCTGGTTGCATATTGTTCAAACTGGTGGAACACAGCAAATGATCAAATGTATGTTTGGGATGGGGTCAACAACACATGGAATCAAGTTGCAAACTTCTGGCAACAATCAGAAGACCCAACAACACCACCTTCATTTGCAGAAAACGACCTGTGGTACGATCCAACAACCGGTAAATTGTATTATTGGCAGAACAATTGTTTCATAGAAACAGAATATTTGTTGTATCCAACAGATCCACGCACAACAATTCCTAATGGAACCGTGTGGCATGACACAATCAATGACTTGTGGTTTGTAAAAACACCAACGAGCTGGAACCCAATCGACATCACGTTTTCAAACACAGATCCAACCACCCTGTCTGCCGGAACTTTGTGGATTAACACCAGTGCAAACAGTAGTTTGCAGATGTGGAATGGGGTTGCATGGGTGGCACTAACATACTCAAATCAACCATTAACACCAACGACAGGAATGCAATGGTTTAACACAACAACAAACAAGCTAATGACGTGGAATGGTGCAAATTGGTCGTTTGCTACACCTAAACTACTTGCAGAATTCAACTGTAATGGTAACTTGATTTTTACAGATACATCTGTCGGCAGTCTGTCATGGACTAGCATTGAAAATGTGGACCTATTCAGCTCGCTGGCGGTTGGATTTAGAATTGACAATCCCAATCCTGGCTCTGATGGTGTTTCATCTGAACCGTTATATCAAGAGATTGGTATTGGCACAGACGGCACAAATGACGAGCGTTTACAACTGATGACAGAAATCAGATACGCGCTCGGGTATCCAACTGTGGATGTGGAACTGGCACCAGAACAACTAATGCAATGTATTGATTTAGCACTGCAAACACTGCGTGAGCATTCTTCTATCTGTTACACGCGTGGGTTTTTCTTCCTGAACATTCACAGTGAAACACAAAAATACCTATTGACCAACAAAGTGTCCGGTATGCACAAAATTGTGGATATTAACGGTGTCCACCGTTTGACATCTGCATTCTTGTCGTCAGCGCACGGTGCTGGTGTATACGGACAAATAGTGCTGCAACATCTGTACAACATGGGAACCTTTGATTTGTTGTCATATCACATCATGACAGAATACACAAAAAACCTTGAAATATTGTTTGCAGGTCGCATTACATATACATGGAATGAACAAACTCGAGAATTGTGGCTGCATCACAGATATCCATTTGCTGAGCGAATGGTTTTAATTGATGCATCCGTTGAGCGCACAGAGCAGCAGATCATATCAGATCGCATCTGCCGTCCGTGGATTCGCAAATGGGCAACAGCAGAAGCACAGATGATGTTGGCTAACACACGTGGCAAATTCTCCACACTACCAGGTGCTGGTGGTGGCGTTACCCTAAATGCTTCAGATCTCCGTCAACAAGCGACAACAGACAAGGAACAATGTATGGCAGAAATATTTGACTTTGTTGTGGATAACCCCGAAGAGTGGGGTGTGCAAAGTTCGTTTACCTTCGGGTAACCCTAATACAAAAAAGTTGTGTGAAATCCCCTCTCGTCCATAAATACTATCATAGGAGAATGATATGGACGAGAAAACACAACACTTCATAAACAGAGCCGTTGCAAAACATGGGGACAAATATGACTACACCCAAGTTGTATACAAAAACACTCATACAAAAGTAACCATAATATGCAAGGATCATGGAGCATTTGATATCCGTCCAAATGACCATCTGCGAGGATTTGGTTGCACTGTGTGTTCAGGTAAACGGCCGCCCCTAACACATGATCAAGTCATTCAGCGGATACGATCAATCCACGGTGACAAATATGATTGCTCCAACGTGGTGTTCCAGACAATAAACCATGACATAACTCTCATATGTCCAGAGCATGGAGATTTTACAATCAAACCAAAATCTATTTTTCTACAACAAGCGGGATGTAACAAGTGTGCATACCACATGAGAGGAAATTCACGACGAAAAAGTATTGATCGGTTTATATCAGAAGCCACTGCAATACACGGCAGCCGCTACGACTATTCACACATAACTGAATACAAAAACAACAAAACTAATTTGCCTATAATATGTCCCACACACGGTGTATTTTTACAAACAGCGACATCACACATAACACAAAAATCAGGGTGCCCTTTGTGTAACACAGGGAATGGCAAAGGTGGATACACACATGCGTTTTTTGATCACAACCCTGACAAAAAGTCGCTGCCGGGAGTATTATACGCCGCTTACTTCACAAATGGTAAAGAGCAGTTCATCAAGATTGGCATTACGGCAAAAACAACTGGACACCGTTTTAATAGAAGTGAATACAAAGGTATGACAATAGAGGTATTACACGAGTGTTATATGCCATTATATGATGCATTCTGTATAGAGCAAGATGTTATAGCCAAATTAAAAGACCACAGGTTTTATTCCAACACTGCATTTTCAGGTCACACCGAATGCTTTCGTAACACACCTGATGTTATAACCGAAATACAAAATATCTTCATAAATAAAGACTAACATCACAGGAATAATCAGGACCGCCGTATGGCAAACAACAAATGTAATCCACCACCAAACTTCACATACTGCCGTCCATGGGACATGTCGGCAAGTGGTGACTCATCGTTTATGGATCAGCAAAACCAGGAACAACTGCAAATTGCAGGCGCACAGGTGAATGTGTTTAAACTGCTTGGTGTGCATGAGCAAACAGATTTGATTGATTTGGCAAAGAATGGCACGCCAATATCTGGCGGAGATGCTCCTAACTATACCTCAACTTATGCATTCCAAGCAACAAGAACAGAATGGCGATCAAAGCAAACTGGACTAGCAGCCATTCTTGCATCCGCATACATTGGTTACGACTTTGGTATTATCAGAATCACAACAGGACGCCAACGCTATGGGATTGACGCTGACATCCGCCATATGATCACAACAATCCGCATTAAGCAGAGCAGCAACGCCAATATGCGTGTAACCAAAGCCAGAGTGGAACGATCCCAGGATGGGACAAAATGGTTCGGTGTAGCAATTGTAAACCTACCGAATAATGACAGTTTAAACACTATACACTTCAAACATTCTGTGACAAACAGATACTGGAGATTACGGCCGCTAGACTTCACAGGCGGCGAATGTGATAGTTGGGGTGTTCAGGCGTTGGAAATGCACGATTATTCTGCAACAGATCTGAAGAATATAGAAGACAAAATATTCTTGGAAAATCGTGACAGAGATTATGACAAAGATGCAATACTGCTAAAGGGATTTTATCAGTTGCTGAGCCCTCAAACAGAACTAACGCGCTTTGGCATTGAAATTCCATCCGCAACATACAACATCAAAGTAAATTTTAATAGCACTGTTGCTTTGTTGGGGCGGCCCTTGGTCATCGGTGATATCTTGGAGCTACCAAGTGAAACGCAATACACCCCAGATTTGAAACCAGTCAAGCGCTATCTTGAAGTGACAGATGTGACATGGGATGCCGACACATACACCCCAGGATGGCAACCACTCATGCAACTAGTTACAGCACAACCTGCCTTGGCTAGCCAAGAAACACAAGACATCTTTGGAAAACTTGCAAAGAGTATTGACAGTTCAGGTTTATTTGACCAAGATGATGGTAATCACACAAAATGGCAGGATTTTACTGCGGTTAATGAAGAGATATCACAACAGGCACTCAATAGTGTTCCTGAGCGAGGCAGTGAAGGATCCAACACCGTTCGTGAATTTACAAATGAAGAAGTTGCACTAGCTCAAGCTGCTGGACATCCGCACATCACCAAATTTGGATTGAACCCCAAAGGATTGTACGTGGAAGATGCCATTCCATCTAACAATGCACCGTACACAGAAGGTCCAGATTATCCACAAACACCAGCAGACGGTGACTACCACAGATTGACGTATGTAGGACTGGCACAAAACGTTCCAGCACGGCTATATCGCTGGTCAACCAAAAAAGATCGGTGGGTTTACATGGAAACTGATCGTCGTCAACAATATAACAATCAACGTGCTCTACTGGATGAGTACCTGGTAGCACCAGGCAAAGTCGGTGAGGATGATATTAAATAATGAGAAGATAACAACATGCCTATTCCAAATCAAGCATACTGGTATAACAACCAATTAAAACGTTACATTGTTCAATTTATGGCAATATTCTCTGGACTCCAAGTAAAGATTGGCAGAAATGAACAGACGGGACAAGACGCACTAATCCCTGTAACAATCCATTATGGGAACCACGATCGTGTGGTTGCATCCCTGATGGCCGAAAACACACAAAACAAACCAATCAGACTGCCGTTGATGACGGCTTACATGCAAAATCTCGATCTTGCAAGCGATATGTACCACGGCATGGGTGTTGAGCGCAGGAACTCATACGTGCCTACAGGAGGTCTGTTACCAAATGATGTCGAAGTGGTTCATCAACGTGCACCCATTCCATACAGAATGACAGTACAACTAGGCATTTACGCCAGCAACACTGATCAGCACTTTCAAATACTGGAACAAATATTAATGCTGTTTGATCCCCAGATGACAGTGCAAACCAGTGATGGACCATTTGACTGGACACGGTTGACAACAGTCAAACTGACAAGCGTCAGCATCGATCAACAACACCCCATTGGAACAGATCGTAGAATCATTCAAAGCACCCTGATGTTTGAAATGCCTGTGTACCTCGGCTCGCCTGCAGATGTCCGTAAAGACTTTATCAAGACGATTAACGTGCGTATAGGCACCATCAACAATGCTATTGTCGAAAGTGGGGATATCGTTGCTGCTTTGGACGATCTTGGAATCGATTATGATGCCTGGGCCGATGGAGCTGATATTGGGTTTCAATAACCAATCATAAATATAAATATAAACATTATTTACTATTTTTAAGGAGCGTCTCATGAGCATTCGATTTTCTACAATTTCCAACTCAGCTACTGTACAACTAGCCACCTCTGTTAACCCAGTAGATGAAGGCAGTTCATCAGTTGTCACACTAACAACAACCGGCATTCAGAACGGGCAGGCTATTCCATATACAATCTCCGGGGTCGGTATCACATCAGATGATATTGGCGAGGCACTGACAGGTAATTTTGTGGTTCAAAATGGAACAGCAACTAAAACACTGAATATTGCAGCCGATTTAACAACAGAAGGGCAAGAAACATTAACGCTGTCACTAGGCAGCCAGTTCAATAGCACTAACGTCAGCTTGACTGTTAATGACACAAGTCTAACACCGGTATCTGGTGATATGTATTACGATAACGTTGTTGCATTATTACACTTTGAAAACAACGCGTTGGATGTTAAGGGACACTCTTTCCCAGCAACATCAATATCATACAGCACATCATCCAAATTTGGCACTTATGCAGCCCAATTTGGTGGTAATACTTCTGTCGTAACATCAACACACAATGATTTTATTGTAGGAACCGGTGATTTCACAATTGAAATGTGGATTAACACACCAGGATATGCAGGTGACGTTGGTGTGTTTCACCTAGCAGCTTCATCCACTCCAAACAATACTGGTATCGGCATGGCACACGTATCAGGCAATCAATTAGCAATGGTGTACGGAAACAACTATTACCCAGTAGCATCAACGTCACTGACAGCCAATACATGGCACCATATTGCGGTAGTGCGTACATCTGGTACGGTTAAAATGTATCTTGATGGCGTACAAAAATACTCAGCTGCACTAGCAACAAACTTCTCTGCGGAAAATGTGCTGAAAGTTGGTGGTTACTACAACAATAGCTATGGTTGGAATGGCAAGATCGACGATTTCCGCTTCACAAAGGGTGTTGCTCGCTACACATCAGCATTTACAATTCCAGCAGCTGCATTCCCAGACACAAAGAATGAGAACGTTGATCCATTCTTCAACAATGTTGCTCTATTAATGCACATGGACGGAACCAATGGAAGCACGACATTTACAGATTCCTCATCAACCAACAAAACACTAACATCTAATGGTGCTGGGGCTGTTATCAGCACCGCACAATACAAGTATGGCACTGCTAGTGGATCGTTCAGTGGCAACAGACTAGCAACAACCCAATTCCTAATTGCAAACACTAATGAAGATTTCACTCTCGAAGCGTGGGTGCGTCCGTCATCTTTCGGGTCATTTAACCAAATCGTGTATGGTGGCGTTGTTAATAGTCAGTTCTTAATCAGAAGTAACAGATTTGAATGGTACCCACTTGGTATTGTTTCGCCAGCGACAATTACTCTAAGCAACTGGCACCACATTGCTATATCAAGAACAAACAACGTGGTTCGTATATTCGTAAATGGGCAGAGTGGTACTCCTGTTACCCAGTCATCGATTGCATACGGACAATTCATTGGAGCTGCTGATAATGCAGAAATGTTTTACGGGTATATGGATGATCTCCGCATCACAAAGGGTGTTGGTCGGTATATTGCAAACTTCACTCCACCAACACGCGCTTTTGCTGATAATGCTTAATTGTCTCAAGACGTTTCCTTCTCACATCAACATCATTAGCAGTGCATTTGTTTGAACAGTGAGAAGGAAAAGTTCCGTCGAACCTCCCGCCCACTCTCATCTTTAAAATGTTGCCACAACCACACAATGGTTGATGACTGACATTATCCAAAAGGCAACGTAAACGGACCTTTAAACTAGCGTTATAGCGAAGAAATTTGGTATATTCCAACAATGCTTGAATAAGGTTTGGATTGAACAACAGTCTGTCATTATACCTTGGGCTGATCCGTTTTGTCTTTGTAATCACCCCATAATTCATCATTGCAAGCAGTAGTGTGTTTCGTGTTAATGGTAGTTGCATTTTCTGAGGTGGAATATTGACAGGTTGTGTTGATGAACTGCTGTTTGACAACGGTTTAGGCCGCCGAGTTCTTGGTTTGTGTGGACTGTGTCCGATGCCAGCTCCACCTTTTCTCATATTATATCCATTCGGCATCATGGTATTGAACACCTCAATGTAGTGTTGTTCCAACCGTTTGGCGTCATAAAGGGTTAATCCTTCCTCAATCACCTCATGTTTAAAACTATCCCACCCAAATTTCTGGACTGCAATACTGAACGCTCTCTTCGAAGATTTGCTTATTTTATGCTCTCTGTGGCGTTTTGGTTGGTCCTTGGTAACACCGATGTACGACTTACCTTCAGGACTTGTGTGTTTGTATATCAAATAATTTTCCATAATATTATTTATGATAACAAATTGTACAGGTCCATTTAATATTTCGTGTGCAGCTGCACCCTTTCATAAATACTCTCACCATACATAACTAACTTTTCAGGAGACATATTATGGCAAGTTTAATTTCCCCAGGTGTATCCGTTACAATCACGGATGAATCCTTTTTCATTCCAGCGGCCGCTGTTACGGTACCGTTGATTTTCATTGCAACAGCAGATGAAAAGAAGCAAGCGCCAGCTGGCTCTGGTACAGCCGCGGCACAACTAGACGCAGCCGGCACATTTGAGTCTGGTGTTGTCCGCACTGTGACATCACTTAAACAATCCGTTGCACTATACGGTATTCCAACATTCTTGGTTGATACAGCAGGCAACCCACAACACGGTGACGTCCGTAATGAATACGGTCTATTTGCACTAAACCAGTTCCTCGGAGTTGGTAACCGCGCATACGTTGTTCGTGCAAACGTCAATCTAAACGACAACCAAATTGATATCCGCAACATGTGGGACGTCAAGATGCAAGAAGCATCATACGTTCTTGAGAACCTGTGTAATTCGTTCATCAATGAATATAATCTAGCCAATGGTTACACCCCAGCCAACCCATCATACAAGCGCACGGTCAGCAAGACAGAAATGTCGTCGCTAGTTGCTCAAGCAACATCTGCAGTTTGGGCGATGTTCTCATTCAAGAACATCGATGATGAGTTCTTAAACAACCAATCAGCTGCTCCGTTTGACGTATATGCTAATGGATTCAACCAACCATCAACTGGTGTGTATGAAGGGGTTGAATACATTCTAACACAATGGGAGCTGTTGCAATTGGGTTCGGTAGTCAACACACAGTGGACGCCAGAAGAAGCTGGTAATACACTGGTTGGTGCTGCTGATCAATTCAAGTACACAATGGAATTTGTTAATGGTACATCACTGGGTGCTAACGATGCCGCTCGCCGCGTTGCTGTTGTAACAGCACTACAAGCAGCAATCAATAGCAACACTGACATCCGTTCTGAAACATACGAATACAACTTAATCCTCTGCCCAGGCTTCCCAGAAGTTGCAGATGAGCTTGTAAATCTGTGTGTTGACATCAATGAAGAAGCGTTTGTTCTATCTGACACACCATTCAACATGGATCCAGACCAAGTCGTTACATGGGCTGCTACATCCAACCGCCAGACATCACGCAATGTTGCATACTACTACCCACACGGTTATGCATCCAACCTAGATGGTGCTAACGTGATGTGTGCAGCATCTGGTGTTGCTCTTCGCACAATCACGTACAGCGATGAAGTGTCTGAACTCTGGTTTGCACCAGCCGGTACACGCCGTGGTATGGTATCAGGTGTTACAACAGTTGGATACGTATCTGGCACACTAGGTACAGCAACAACATTCAATGAGGTTGCTCTAAACCAAGGCCAGCGTGACAATCTGTACAAGTACTTCACAAACATCAACCCAATCGTGTTCTTCCCAGGCCGCGGTTTGATTGTTTGGGGTCAGAAGACTTCTGCACCAGATGCATCAGCACTAGACCGCATCAATGTTATGCGTCTAATGATGTACATCAAGCGTCAATTGCGTAAGAATACAATGTCATTTGTGTTCGAACCAAACGACAAGCTAACTCGTGACAACCTCAAGGCTGTTGTGGATAGCTTCCTCGGCGATCTGATTGTTAAGCGTGGTCTATATGACTTTGCTACTGTGTGTGATGAATCAAATAACACACCAGACCGCATTGACCGCAATGAGTTGTATATTGATGTGGCTCTAAAGCCAGTGAAGGCAGCTGAATTCATCTACATCCCAATTCGTGTGGTGAACACGGGTGCTACAATCTAATATCAGATTGCAAACACACTAGACAAAGGGGCAGGCAACTGCCCCTTTTCTTTTGCACAAGGCAAAAATTGGTGTAAAATCATATCCGTTTTATAAATACTTCCGTACACAATTTTCGTTACTAACAGGAGTACAATATGTCAACAATTAACGATATCGGAATTCCAGGTGTAGGGACAGGTATCCTACAACCTAAACAAAACAACAAGTGGAGAATCACCTTCCAGAACATGGGTGCTGGGGCTGACAGTCAGCCAGTATCAATGCAGGCTGTGTCTATCGTCCGCCCAACAGTATCTTTCAACAAGGTTGAATTGCACCGTTACAACTCTGTATCCTACATCGCTGGTAAGCACAAATGGGATCCTGTTGATCTGGTTATTGAAGATGATGTTACAGGTTCAGCATCTGCTATCCTACAACAACAACTTCAAACACAACAATGGTTGATTGGTTCTGAGGGTCAGTGGCTAGCTTCTGCCGGTGAAGGATCAATTTACAAGTTTGCAACCGTTCTGGACATGATGGACGGTAACGATCAAGTTATTGAAACATGGACACTAGAAGGCTGCTGGCTAGAAAATGTTAAGTATGGTGACCTAACATATGAAAATGCTGATGCAGTAAAGATCACAATCACAATCAGCTACGACCACGCTCGTCAATTGCTTGGTGGTTATGCACGTGGTCCAGGCATTGCAACGGGTGGTGCTGGTACTTAATACGTCCGGTCCTCGAACCAATCGAAAAGGCGGCTTTGGTCGCCTTTTCCTTTTTATAAATACTATAAACAACCCCAGGGGATAACATGGCGGATCCAAGATCTTATATCAGTAAAAAAGTTGGTAAACCTGCAAAGTCGATATCAACATCAAATGCAATTGAAGCGATATCTCAGGCCCGCCGCGTGCTCAATGGTAAAAATCCAATTGCATCACGAGTGGGAGCTGGTCTGAAAGCGCTTGTTGCAATATCAAAAGCGATTGGAGCAGGTGGAAAACTGCCAGTATCAATCGATGATGTCCCTTCCAATGTTAAATGGGTTTTACAACAAGTTGGCATCAACACCCAGGCTATATTCAAAGTTGCACAATTCAACAAAGGTGTCGCAGCTGCTGGTGAATCTGCAGCCCAAGCGGTCTTTGGTAAAGTATCATCAGGCACATTCACAACAAATGACATTCCAACATATCAACCACCCCTGGAACGGTTGAACACGTTGGACCAATCTGTGTATACGCCAAAACTGCCTCCAATGAGAGAAATCACGGTGTCTCCGTACGCAATGGATCTGTTTGCATTTGCACCAAAGTACAAGTTTTTATTTGTCGTCCAGTTTACATTTAATGACCCATACATGCAAGACTCACACTTTCAGAAACAATTTGCTTTTGTAGTTAAGAAATCCACAAGACCTGGTGTCAAATACAACATGGAAGATGTAAATTACTACAATTTCAGAACCAAAGTTGTAACAAAGGCAGAACTTGAAGAAATGTCCATGACATTTTATGATGATGGGAAAAACAATGCAAATGCATTTTATACTGCATACACCAGGATCATGAGTCCAATATTAAACTATTCTGATCCAAGCCAGGTATTAAATCTTGAAGCACAAGGATTAACTAAAGACCACTTTAACAGCACTATGGACGTGCCTGGAATCATTGGTGCAATGCCTTACACAAATCAAAACTCAAGCTCAACTGGCCCGCTGGCAAAATCCAACAAAACAATTATCAACAATATAAGATTGTTTCAAGTGTATGACTATGGACAGAAGGTTAACATATTCACATTCTATAGTCCAAGATTGACGTCACTAGACCTTGATGACGTTGATATGTCAAACAGCGAAATAAATTTGATGGACATCAAATTTAACTACGAGTCGATGTATGTTGACCTAGCCAGAGATATGAAGGAAGTAAATCTAGAAGACTTGACGAACCAAGGGTTGTATCCATTGCGATACAATGGGGATGGTTCAGCTACGGGCATGGATACAGCAACAATGGGTGAAGGTGTGTTTTCAAACCAACCAATGCCAACCGGTAACATTGGTAGTGTTAATGCTATTGGTGATGAGTTTATCCACCCAGACATGGGTGTTGTGAACACAACACCAAAATATGAAGACCTGACACCACCCCAACCAAACTTTGGAACATCTGGTGGATGGGCACCAAACATGCCGAGTGGAAACTCGGTTCCTGGAAACCGGGCGATTGACATAGCAAGTGTATCCCCTGATTTTAAACCCATAAGTACTTCACAGGGACAGAATTATACGGTAGAGGAATCGCCAACAAGTATGTTTGGAACGAAGGGATAGCAGATGGCATATAAGTACAAGCAAGGATACTACACACCAAAACACCCAGAAAAGTACATTGGTGACGTCAACAAAATTATCTACAGGTCGAGCTACGAACTGGAAGTTAATCAGTTTTTTGACAACAATCCTCGTGTACTAAAGTGGGCCAGTGAAGAGATTGCTATTCCATACTTTAACCCTGTGAAACACAAACTAGCAAATTATTACCCTGATTATTATGTTGAATATGTTACCAGAGATGGGGAAATAATCAAAGAGATCGTCGAAGTAAAACCCAAGCAGCAAACGACCAGATCATACTCACGCAACACTAGAACCAAACTATACGAAGATTTGACACTGGCTGTGAATACAGCCAAGTGGATGGCGGCACAAGAGTGGTGTGAAAAACGCGGACTAAAGTTCCGTGTCATCACGGAACGCAGCATTTTTAAATAGTGAGAACATCATGAAAGTCATCAAGAAAGAAAAGATTATTGAACATCCGCTCGAAGAAGAGTTTGACATCGAACCGGGCACTACCATAGCAGAAGTATCCGAAGTCATTCCATCAGAAGTTATCCAGGTTGCTGGGTATGATGAAAAAGATGATGAGATTGAAGAGAAACTGGAAGAAATCTATGCCGTAGCCATGAGCAATGTGGAACTAGTGGCAGACGAAATGGATCGCGTCGAAGGCAAATACAAGGCTCGTGTTGGCGAAGTTACAGCAACAATGTTGAGTGTTGCTCTCGGGGCTGTCCGTGAAAAATCATTACTCAAGCAGCACAAAGATAAACTTGGTGTAACTGCTGCGGCAGCGAGAACGCCAAACACCGTAAATCAAAACTTAATTGTTGCGGACAGAAATGAAATTCTCAGGTCGTTGCTCAGTAAAGAGGATAAATAAAAGACTGTTTGCTTGGACAACAACTATGAAATATTACAAAATTGAACCTGCTAAATCGCTGAAGGACTACCTGAACGAAAGTGCGTTGTCAATCAATGACTTGTTCAAACCAGCAAATGCTGCTGTTATCCGCGCTGGGTACAGCGATCGTATTGATCCTCTGATTGCTATGATCAAACAATCAATGGAGACACCCATTACATTATCAAATGGTCAAACAGCATCGTTCAATGATGAAGATAACCAACAAATTCTTCAAATCCTGGCATCCAAAGATGCTGACACCATTCGTGCAGCGCTTCAACGCAAAAAGCCGTTCATTGACACACAAGGTGTTCCACACGCAATCACAGATTTTGAAAAGACGGCTGAGTTTGGTGGAGGTGGTGGAGCTAACGCCGGCGCCGCCCAAACTGCAGTTCAAGAAGTCGGTCAGGCAGTGGTGCTAGGTTTGATGAATGTACTCGGGACTAACCACCTCGAATTATCAGACTTGACAGAAGAAAATCTAATGAAAGGTGCGCGCACCGTTCAACCGGATGCTACTGGACAGGTTGGCGAAATCTTCCAGCTGATCAATTCGGACAAGAAACAATCGTGGGGTGTTACATTCATTGCTAGTGCTAATGCGCTAGCAAAATCAGGTCTCAAACTATCGGATAAAGAATTCCACCGCGGTGGTCCATGGGTTGAACATCTCGCAAAGGTGTGGAGTGCTGCTAATAAAGCAAAGCAACCAAAACCATTTGACAATATTAACAAATGGTCTCCAGCAGATATCTGGATTGTAAAGCCAGGCATTGAAGCCCCAACTGTGAATTCTCTTGAAGAACTAAACAAATGGTTGTTGGAGCAGTATCATGCTGGCACAGTATATGGTGTATCTCTGAAAAAGACATCAGCCAACCCAACAGTTCATGTGTATAATATGGATCCTGTAAAAGAACAAATCAAGGCTGTGGTAAAGGAATTGATTGTATCTCGACAAAACGGCCTTCAGAATTTGTTCAGTAGCAAAGGATCCCGTATGACATATCAAGCGGAAATGGCACACATCCCGCTATCAGCATATTATAGACTGTTTGAAGATGGTCGCGAAGAAGTTCAGTACCGTCAGTTCAACTCTGGTGGCAATATTGCTGGGGAGATTGCCGGCAAACACGCTGCTCACGGTAAGCTAGGTTTTGGTGGAATGAACAAAATTCTCCGTGAATTGACTGGGTCAAACATCACACCACAAGTTGAAATTATTGCGGCTATCAAAAAGGACAAGCGTGCTGTAATTCAACAAATTGTCACAATGGCAGAAGAAACGGTTGGGTCATATCTAAATCCTAAAGATAAAAAGCAATTGTTCACAATCGCCAACAACAGCAATGACGATACACTAATTTCCAAATTCCAAGCCGTTCAGTTGCTCAACATTCTGGTGAAAGCAAGATCATCTGACAAAGAAGCGGCTGATAAGTTTATCACACAAATTCTCCAGTCGGCTGGATCAAGAACACCACTATCAGGTGTATTTGTAAAGGTATCCTAATATTTTTACCATATAAATAACCCAAATAAACAAGAGGTTATACATGGCAAAAAATCCTTATCTGAAAACTGCTAATGAGGTGATGGAATACACCGCAGAGCAGGTATTGGAACTCCGTAAATGTGCGGATGACCCCGTCTATTTTGCTGAAAAGTATTGTCACATTCAGCACCCTGTAAAAGGCTCTGTTCCTGTAACATTATATGGTTATCAGAAGAAAATGCTCCAAGCATTCAAAGATAACAGAAACACCATCGTATTATCCGCCCGTCAAACAGGCAAATCCACCATGTCAGTCATATATCTTTTGTGGTATGCTATGTTCCATTTTGAGAAAACAATTCTTATCGCATCAAATAAAAACGAAAACGCGATGGAGATGATCTACCGCATGAAGTTTGTTTATGAGCGTCTTCCTCATTGGCTGAAACCTGGTCTGGAAGCGGACGGGTATAACAAACACAGCCTTGGTTTTGACAACGGCAGCCGCGTCCATTCTACAGCAACATCAGAAAACTCTGGTCGCGGTATGTCTATTTCATTATTGTTTCTTGACGAATTTGCGTTTGTGCGAGATACAATTCAACAAGAATTTTGGACATCTATCGCGCCTACACTAGCAACTGGTGGTGCTTGTATCATCGCATCAACTCCAAATGGTGACGCTAATCTGTATGCTCAACTATGGCGCGGTGCCCAACTTGAATCAAACGGGTTCAAGGCAATTGAAGTCAAGTGGGATGAGCCGCCAGGCAGAGATGAAGACTTCAAGCAAAAAGAAATGGCAAAGATTGGAGAAATCCGTTGGCGCCAAGAGTACGAAAACGAATTCTTGTCTAATGACCCATTGCTGTTTGACACAATCGTCCTCGCCAATATGACAGCGCAAATCCAAACCACCAAACCTGTGGGCACAATTGGTGATATTGTATTCTATAAACAGCCGCAGGCAAACCAAACATATCTAATAGGTGTTGACCCAGCAACGGGTTCAGGGGATGATTATGCTGCTATACAAGTATATGATTTCCCTAACCTGGAACAAGTTGCTCAATGGAGGAGTAATACCACATCGTCAGTGATGACATATCACATGCTCAAGAAGGTGCTCACCATATACGAAAAGGCTCAGGCTACGGTGTATTTTTCGGTGGAGAACAACGGTGTCGGAGAGGCAATAATAGCGTTGTACGAAGCAGACGAGAACCCACCAGAGTCTGCTGAGTTTGTTTCTGAGACCGGACAGAAGCGCAGAGGGATGACCACGACAGGTAAAACCAAAATGCAGGCATGCTTGATGATGAAGGAGATGATTGAGCGAAGTGCAATGAAAGTTAACTCTCCATTGCTGTTGGCAGAGATGAAGATTTACGTTCGTAAAAGCGGATCGTATGCAGCAAAGGTTGGAGGCACCGATGACCTGATATCAGGCTCACTGATTGCATTGCGATTGTTAAGTGAGATCAGTTCATATGATCAAGATGCGTATGACAAATTGTACTCGCATGCATACATACCCCAAGACGAATACGATGATGGGGATTACGGAATGGATTTTGTTTTCTAAATAGTATATTATGAAACTAAATGAATTATTTGAGATGACCATGAGGTCTAAAAATAGACATGGACAAACATCTTCCCAATTTTGATGCATTTGAGCACCTTGTGAACGATACAAAACAATATGTTGGGACAATGCAGTATGGGTATAAAGTGCACCAATACAAATGGGAAAATACACTTATATTTGTAGCATTTGACGCCACAGGTGAATGGGTCGGATATGTTCAATACGAGGACGTCAACATACCCAATTATGGTCAGGTGCTAAACACACTAGCAACAAAGGTTAAAGAAGATAAACGAGGCAATAAGTTTTCCTTGCAACTCCGATTGTTTATATCTTTGCATTTGGGGAAAGATCAGTTGGTAGGCAATGTAATATCCGTTGCAACAGAAAACCTGTTGCCACATATGCTCAAACACTTTAGCGTGTCTCTTATCAATGCCACAACAGGTGAGCAGCATGAATATTCTCTGGATAATTTTATGCGATTGTCTGGCATATCACAACCAACAGAATGGCAAATATTATTATCAGGTTCAACCAAACCATACATCAATGAAACCCCACATATGGGGTTTGCAGGACCTGAACACGAAGATAGACACTTATGGACATACGGTGAATTTTTTGAAGACGTGGACGACTGAGATGAAACTAAATGAAATCACACAACAACCAACACTATGGATGCCAATAGGGGCTTCAGGTTCAGGAAAGAGTACTTACCTACGGAAATTACGAGAGGCAAATCCAAACATTTTGTCATTCTCCTTTGATGACCTACGACATGAGTGGTACGACAAAGAGGATTATGGTAGAGCGTTTAGATTGTCTACAGAAGACAAAGACTTTAACAAGAAAGCGTATGATGTTTTCCGTGAGATGATCAAAACTCGTCAGGACATCTTTGTTGACAACACAAACCTGACAGCAAAGCGTAGAGCGTTCTATCTTGAACTAGCAAGAAAGCACGGATACAGAACAATTGCTATTGAAATGCCAGTGCCTGATGTTGAACTGTTGGTCGCTCGTCAAAAAACAAGAGGGGATAAAAATGTCAAGGCCGACGCTGTGAGAGACCAGTTCGCCCGCCTGGAGCGACCCACCCCAAAAGAATTTGATGAAATAGTTATCAGTAATCACAACCTCGAAGATAAATAGTATCATATCTTTTTTTGGAGAAAAACATGTCTATCCGCTTCTCGGTAATTTCAAACGCAGCAACATACTCTTTGTCCCGCTCTACAGCGGCAACGGACGAAGGCACACAGGCAACAATCACGCTAAATACAACAGGTGTTCAAAACGGCCAAGCGATTCCATACACCATTACAGGTATATCTTCAGCAGACATTGGCGGTGCTAGTTTGACTGGCCAATTTGACATAGTCAACGGCACAGATGTTACAATCCTAAACATCGCAGCTGACGTAACAACCGAAGGAGAAGAAGTTCTAACCTTGACTCTCGATGATCCAGGCACATCTGTTTCTGTCACAGTAAATGACACATCAATTCAACCGACATATAACCTATCAACAGGAGTCGGATCTGTTGATGAAGGCAGTGTATTCACTGTTACACTAAACACAACAGGCCTGGCTAATGGTGTAACAGTACCATACACAATCACTGGCGTTGCATCTGCAGACATCAACAATGCAAGCCTAACAGGCAACTTTATTATTAACAATAACACTTCAACCCAGTCATTCACAGTCACATCAGATTTATTGACAGAAGGTGCTGAAACATTCACATTAACACTTGATAACAGTGCCGCTAGCGTATCCGTAACAATCAACGACACATCTATTGCACAAACAGGCGATCCATACTGGAACCAAGTTGTATTATTAACGCACTTTGATGGAACAAACGGCTCCACAACCTTCACGGATGTAAAGGGTAAAACATTAAGCCGCTTGGGCACTGTTGCAACCATCAGCACAACAAAAAGTAAGTTTGGTGGTGCATCAGCGTACATGGGTGCCGCAAACGGCAATGCAGTTTTGGCCGCGGCAAGTGCAGACTTTTTATTCACAGGCGATTTCACGATCGAATGTTGGGTTAACTTCAACACCATCCTAACAGACAGCCAAGCATGGTATGGTATGTTTGGTCTTAACGGAACTGGACGGTTCAGCATGGGGTACTATGGGAACAACAACCAGTGGGCGGTGATGTTAAATTCATCAACAATCGAATACGTTGGTGGACCGGTAGCATCAACAGACACATGGTACCATGTAGCGTTGGTACGATCAGGCATGGCTACAGGAAATATTAAATTGTACATCAATGGTGAATTCACAGGTACAGCTTTAACTAATACAGGAAACCTTGGCTTCAATAACCAACAACTGCTAATTGGTGCACGAGATCCTGTTAACTACACCGTGCGTGGATACATTGATGAATTCCGTATGACACGTGCCGCTCGTTACACAAGTAACTTCACACCAGCCTCAGCAGCGTTTGGTGAAACCTTGAATGAGCTTGCTGACCCATTTGCAAACAGCACCGTCGCATTATTGCACTTTGACGGTGATGCAACAGATGTGAAGAATCATACATTCAGCACAACAAGCGTGACTTACGATAGCACCGCTAAGTTTGGTCAAGCGGTTGTATTAAGTGCATCACCGTCATACAGTATAACAAGCACTAGTGCCGACTACGCATTCGGAACTGGTGATTTTACAATTGAAGGCTGGTTCAGACCAAACAGTGGAACTGGATTCACATACGGTCTGTTCCAGGTTGGTCCATCGTTTACACCATCAAATGCAGGCATCGGTCTCGCAATGTGGTCAGGTGGTTTCTACTTCATCAGAGACAACGGATAT